TGCAAAGCTGGACGGGAAAATGGTCTCAGTCTGCGAAAGAGAAAACGATGTGGGCTACATCGTCGAGGTGAAGCGTGAAAAGTAACAGCTTGCAAAATCAATCATCCTATGCTACAATACCTCCGAAAGGGGTTGTAGCAATGAGGAAAGAGTACTACCAAGGCGCGGTATCCGTCCGCGCGACGCAAAAGTACAAAGAAAAAATCGGGATGCAGAAGATAACCATTGAGGTGCAAGCTGGAAGCCGCGAAGCACTTAACGCAGAAGCCAAGAGCCGGGGGGTATCCGCAACGCAGCTGATTGTGGATGCGGTGAACGCCTACATCGGGCGTGAGATAATCAACAACAAAAAATAGCATGGGCGCATCCGCTGGGGTGCGCCTTTTTTTGTTTCGTAAAAAAGTTTGCAAAATCGCCGAAAAAACTGCATTTCGCCCCTTGACATATTGCCGGGAATATGGTATAATAATTTATGTCAAGGGGCGGTACAAAAAATAAAGCCCCCGACAGAAAGAGGTAAGAATTATGAAGTTCGCGAGCATCAAGAAGGGCATCCGAATCACCGAGAAGATGGCGCAGAAGCTGGCTATCAACTGGCACTACGAAACAAAAAAATACTGCTACGAGTTGCAGTACGGGGACGAAACGATGGATGGCGACTACGAGCGCAGCATCGTTCGCTGGAAGAAAGGCGAAGAGTACAAGCCTTCCGAAGTCGTTGCAACGCTGGCGTGAACAGGAAGGAGGAGCAAGCACAATGTCGAACGAAGAAATTATCACAAAGTCCGCCATCAGAGCGGGCATCTTCTCCGAAGAGGAAGCAGCTGCTTACATCATGAACGGTTTGCGTCTCCCGATTCACACCTTCGCCGAGTGGAAGAATCACGGGTACATGGTTAAAAAGGGCGAACACGCCGCGCTGGTCGTGAGCATCTGGAAGCCAAAGACGCGCAAGCAGAAAAAGGACGAAAAGACCGTTGACGCAAAGGAAGAGAATAGCGGGTTCTTCCTGACGACCGCATACCTGTTCACCAAGCAGCAGGTGGAAGCAATCAAGCCCGCATAATCGCAACAGAATGCCGCCTGAGAGCCGTTGGAGCAATCAGGCGGCATAATTATGAGCAAAAACAAGCAAGCCGTTAGAACGCGAAATAGGCGGCATTGCTGGCAATGGTAAAGAAGCAAAAACATATAGAAATAAAAAAATGAGAGTTATGAGAGTAATTTTCGTGTTATAATGTAAAATGTAAAAAGCAGCAAGAGAGACGCAAGCAGTGATGCAAGCGTCTTTTTTGTTGGAAGAGGCGACTATGGAAGTGCTGCTCTTGCCTCTTCAGCAGCGGGATTTATGCGCGAGTGCGCTTTGTTGCGTTGGTGGGGACGCGACGGACGAAGAGGAGGGGAAACTGTTGATTGAATGGAACGGCATCAAAATCGTCGAAACGGATTGTATGCTGCCGATTGACCGCGTGAAACCATACGCGAGAAACGCAAAGCGGCATCCGCAGGAGCAAATCGACGAAATCAAGGCAAGCATCAAGCGGTTCGGCATGGACGACCCCATCGGCATCTGGGGCAAGGAAAACCTGATTGTTGAGGGTCATGGGCGGCTGGAAGCGTGCAAGCAGCTCGGCATCCCGACAGTGCCGTGCATCAGGCTCGACCACCTTACGAAGGAAGAGCGCAAGGCGTACACACTGGCGCACAACAAAACCAACATGGACAGCGGCTGGGACTTTACGGCGCTTGACCAAGAGCTGGCGGAAATCGTTGATATTGACATGAGCGAGTTCGGTTTCGGAGTTCCCCTCTCAGAAGAAGAAGTCTGGAAAGAAAACGAAAACAGCATATCTCTTGCTGACAAATACACGGTTGCGCCATTTTCTGTCCTCGATGGCAGGAGTGGCGAATGGCAAAAACGGAAAAAACAATGGCATTCCGTTATTGGCGATAGCAGGGAAGGGCGTGCAGAAGATTTAATCGGCGGGTTTGCTAATATTTCAAAAAGAAAGAGTGCAAGGCTCTCCGGGACAAGTGAGTTTGACCCGGTTCTCTGCGAGATTTTGGTAAAATGGTTCTGCCCCCCCAATGGGAAAATCGTTGACCCGTTTGCTGGCGGAAACGTTCGCGGCGTAATTTCCGCAATCCCGGCAACGAGTATCACGGAGTAGATATTCGCCCGGAGCAGATTGCAGAAAATGAGTCGTCTCTACAAAAAATCCGTGCAGATTACGCACAAGCGCCGAAGTGGCATTGCGGCGACAGCGCGAATATAGACGCGATGCTCTCAAAAGAAGCACCGTTTGATTTTTTTTGATGTGTCCGCCGTATGGAGACTTGGAAAAGTACAGCGACGACCCGAAAGACCTATCAACGATGAAGTACGAGGATTTCATCGCTGCGTATAGAGACATAATCGAAAAGACGGCAGCGCTTCTTTCGGAAAACGCGTTTTGCGCCGTAGTTGTATCCGACATACGCGACAGAAAGGGAATGTATCGCGGATTCACTTCTGAAACAATCAAGGCATTTGCAGACTGCAACGTAAAACTATATAACGATATGGTAAAACTGGACACGACTTGCGGGGCTGCGGTTCGCGTCGAAAAACAATTCCGCGATATGCGCAAAGTCGTGCGTGTCCATCAAAACGTTCTTGTTTTCGTAAAGGGCGACCCTCGTAAAATCAAAAAAGGAGAATACGATTTTGACTTTTCAGGAAACGACGACGCAGAAACAAGTGAATCTACACAATAATCGAGGTATCCGCCCATGAAGAAAGAGCCTGACGGTGACCTCGACATCCCGGAAATCAACTTCCCCGACACAATCGAACTTGACGACGATATAGACTTCTCTGTCGCTGACTTCTCCATCGTAGACGAGGATGAGCAGACGCGCATCATAAAGCCCAAGATGGCAAAGTCGGCAATCTACAATAAGGCGGACTTTCAATACGCACGCGACCTTGCCGCAAAAATCAGCTTGGAACGTAACGCACGGACTACATGCATCGTTCCTGGCAATTTCATTTTTGGCGACCTGCCGGAAGCACTTGTAATGTATCGCGGCATCGACCTCAAAACAATCTACTGTTCCACGTTGTCACTGTCCGAGAACAACGTGGACAGCTTCAAAAATCTGCTGCTTTTCCGCAACGTGGAGAAAATCAATCTGATGCTATCCGGCTACTTCTACAGCCACTACAAAACGGATTTAATTCCGTACTTGTATGAGGAGCTGGACATCGACAACAAATTGCAAGTGGCGTTCACAAATACGCACATGAAAATCCTGCTGATGGAAACGCACAAGGGGAATCATTATGTGCTGACGGGGAGCGCGAATTTGCGGAGCGCGTCTTGCCTGGAGAAGTTCGACTTCGAGGAGAACAAGGAACTGTTCAACTTCTCCAAGGAAGCGTTCGACAGCCTTATTGACAAGTACAAAACAATCGACTACACGAAACCAAAAATCGCAAGGGGGAATAAAGCATGGCAAGCGGTTTAGTGCGAAAGCTTAGGAACGGTTCGGCTTTGGCGAAGAAATCATCTGGCGCATACCAGCGCCGAGTAGCATACACCATCAACCGGCAGACAGGCGAAATCCGCAGGCAGCCCAAGAGGTGACATGAATGCCGAGAGGAACTCATCCTAATAGCCTTGCAAACCTGCAAAAGGGGAAAAGGTTCGGGAGCGGGAAGGACGGGGCGACGAGTGACGCGAGGAAAGCGCACGAAAAAGCAACGCAGGCGCGCAAAGCAAATTTTACCGTCAAGGAGCTGATGCTCAATCTGCTTGACGAGCCGTTGCAAAATGGCGGGACGGTGCGAGAAGCACTTGTGAAACGCACCGTCAGAATGGCAGCAGACGGGAATTTACCCGCTTTTCAGTATATTATGCGGATTATCGGAGAAGACCCCGGCGACACCGTGACAGTCAAAACGCCGCAGTTGTCCGAGGACGCGAAAGCAGACATTGACAAGCTGCTGAAAGAGACGCGGGGCGACGTAAAATGACGACGCTTACGCTGGATGAAGTGTGGAACATTTGGCGATACCATCCCGCCGCCGTCGGCAGAATGTGCGGATTCCGTGATTTAACGGACGAACTTCACGGACGCTGGATGCAGCACATCATCTTCGGCGCGGACGATTACACGCTTCAAGCGCATCGTCTATCCTACAAGTCTTCCTGCCTTTCCGTGGCGCTGGCAATGTGGTGCGTCCTTAACCACGGAAAAAACGCGATTTTCATGCGAAAAACCGACAGCGACGTTGTGGAGAGCATCGCACAGGCGAAAAAGGTATTCGCGAACGAGGCTTTTTGCTACATGGCGCAAATCCTCATGCAGCAGGACGTTCAACTGCTGAAATCAGGCGGCAACTGCATGACGGTGAGCGTGTACGATTCGCCGCGTGGCGCTGACCAGCTAATCGGTATTGGCTGCGGTTCGTCCATGACGGGCAAGCACGCGGATTTGATTGTATGCGACGACGTGGTAAACCTCAACGACCGCATCAGCCGCGCAGAGCGCGAGCGCACCAAGGGAGTAATCCAAGAGCTGCGGAACATCGTCACCCGCGACGGGCGAATCGTCTTCATCGGCACACCGTGGCACATCGAGGACGCGTTCACGCTGGTTGCGCCGCCGGAGAAGCACGACTGCTATTCTACTGGGTTAATTGCGCCGGAGAAGCTGGAAGAACTGCGGAAATCAATGTCGCCGTCGCTGTTTGCTGCGAACTATGAGCTGCGCCACATTGCCGCCGAAAATGCGCTGTTTGATACGCCACCGACGTTTACGCCGGAAGCGGAAAAGCTGCGGGACGGCATCGCGCACGTTGATGCTGCCTATGGCGGCGAGGACTACACCGCGCTGACCTGTGCAAAGAGGGACGGAGATACGCTGTATTTGTGCGGACGCTTGTGGCGCAAGCACGTTGATACGCTGATGGATGCACTGCAATCGGAGACGGAGCGCCTAATGTGCGCCCCGATTTACTGCGAAACAAACGGCGACAAGGGATACTTGGCGCGGGAATTGCGCCGCCGAAATATGGCGGTACGCGCATACCCAGAAAAGATGAACAAGTACCTAAAAATCAGCACTTACCTCAAAAAGTGGTGGGGAAATATCGTGTTTTTGGAAGGCACAGACAGGGAATATATCGCGCAGATTATGGACTACACCGAGGACGCGGAGCACGATGACGCGCCGGACAGTGCCGCGTGCTGCTGCCGGATTCTCGACAGGAGCGGCGCGAGTTTGTATGTTGGGGGGTGATACAGATGTTCACAAAAATCACGTGGCAGGACTGGCAGAACGAGCCGGATAAAGCAAAGGCAACGCTGGCGGTTATTGGTGCATACAAACGCAGCGAGGACTTCGACAAAGCTGGAATCGCGCAACGATACTACGAGGCGCGGAACGACACCGTTTCCGCGAAAGTCGTGCTGCGAGCCACAACGTCGGAGACGGAGCAGACCACCGCCGACGGGAAAAAGGTCAAAAAGAAGGGGACGGCGACGGAAGCAGTCCCCGGACAGCGCATTTATAGCGATTTTTTCCGCCGCTTCACCATGCAGCAGGCTAATTATCTGCTGGGTAATGGCGTGGAGCTTGAAGACGATGCAATGAAGGGCAAGCTGGGAATCGGGTTCGACACGGCACTTGCGAAAATCGGACTGTATGCGCTTGTGCATGGCGTGTGTTGGGGGTACTGGAACCTCGACCACGTTGAGATTCTGCGTGCGTATACGGACAAAAACAGCGGGTTCGTGGCGCTGCTGGACGAACTGACGGGCGAACCGATGGTTGGGGTGCAGTTCTGGCAGATTGACGACGACAAACCGCTGATGGCGCGTGTGTTCGAGCCGGACGGCGTGACGGTTTATAAAACGCGCGAGAATGCCTCTGATTTGGAGGTGGCGCAGGAGAAACGCGCCTACAAGCGCACATACGCGAGGGACATCACAGGCGAGCGCCTTGTGTCCGAGGAGAATTACAGCGCATTGCCGATTGTGCCGCTGTACGCCAACGACAAGAAGATGACGGAGCTGACGCTGGCGATTCGTTCCAAAATCGACTTGTACGACATCGTTCTTTCCGACTTCGGAAACAATCTGGAAAAGGCGAACGATGTTTACTGGGTGCTGAACAACTTCGGTGGAAATTTCGACGAGGTTGCACTGATGCTGGAACAGATTCACCGATTGAAAGCAATCGCGAACATTTCGGACGGTACGTCATCCAGCACGGTAACGCCGGAGACCTTTGAAGTTCCGTATGCAGCGCGTCAAACCGCGCTGGAACTGCTGGAACGGCAGCTTTATCGCGATTATATGGCGCTGGATGTATCGGAGCTGACGGGCGGCAGCCTGACGAATGTTGCAATCCGGGCGAGTATGGCAAATTTGGACTTGAAGGCTAACGCCTACGAATGGCAGTGCTTTGATTTCGTACAGAAACTGCTGCGAATTCTGGGAATTGAGACGGAGACAATCCGCTTCAAGCGGCAGACGATTGCCAACGAGAGCGAAATCATCCAGAACATCTACACCGCGCAGGGCGATTTGGACAAGGAAACGCGCCTGAAACTCAACCCGATGATTCTGCCGGAGGAAATCGACGACATCATGAAGCGCGGGGAGGAAGAATCGCTTTTGGGCATCCGCATGGCGCAACAGGCAATGCAGAAGACAGACGAGGAGGAAGAAGATGCTGTATCTGATGGTGATTCTTCAAGTGCTGGCGGCGAATAACGTCATCGTTCCGGACTGGCTCTTGTGCATCGGCTGGTGGATTGTAGCGGTTCGACTTGTCTTGCGCATCCTGATTGCATTTCTTGATGTTGGGGAGACGGGCAAGCCGTGACGGACGTGGAGCGCAACGATTTGCGCGAAGCCGCGCTGCAAATGCGCATAAAGGCGATGTACCAAGAGGCGCTTGACATCGCCACGGAGCGCCTGAAAGACTTCTTGCGCAAAAAGCAACAAGTGGACGAAGGCAAGATAAAGCCGCCCGCGTATTACGACACGCCAGAAAAGGTGGAGCGGTGGAAAGCGGGTTTTGTCCGCGAACTCATCCGCCAATATCGCGTGGAAGAAGTCATCATGGAGGAAATCTGCAAGGCAGGGAAACGAGCAACCGCCGACATCCGGAACACGATGGGAGACGTGTACGCCGACAGCTTAGGCGAGGCGCAAACCGTCATCGAGGCGCAGGCAGACCGCGCGGGTGTCAAGGTGTCATTCGCACAGCCCAACAAACGCGAAATCAAGGCGATTTTTGCCGCTAACGAAACAGCATTCACGAAGCTGGCATACAAAAATCTTGGACAGAACATCGAAATTCGCCACAAGCTGCAAAACGCGCTGGCGCTGTCATCCACGCTAGGCGAGAACAGGAAGAAACTGATGAACCGCATCAGCGACATCACAGGACAGAGCGAGTGGCAAGCGCGGAGAGTAGCGCAGACGGAACGGACGCGCTCACAAAGTCAAGCGAGTTATGCCGCGTCGCAGGAGGCAGCAGACCAAGGCGTAACGGTTTACAACAAATGGTTCTGCCGCTTCCAGAACAGCCGTGAAGCGCATATGGCACGGCACGGCAAGATGGCGAAGCAGGGAGAATGTTTTCCGAACAGCAACATCCGCTTTCCGGGCGACCCGAACGGCAGCGCAGCGGAAACAATCAATTGTTACTGCATGATTATGCCGAAAGTCATTCTGTCCACCGAGTATGTGGACGCAGACGGCAACATCCGAAAGAAGGAAAAGAAATGAGCGGCTTTGTAGACCACACGCCGGAAATCAATCAAAAGCTGGAACAGGCAATGGTTGTCGGGCTTTTGGCAGTCGGACAAGAAGCCGTCGGCATGGTACGCGAGAAGATGGTGACAGGCTATGAGCATAAGGTCTACGACACTGGCAATCTGGCACGAAGCATCACCGCCGACATCGACACGGATAACAACGAAGTAACCATCGGCACAAACGTTGAGTACGCGCAGTATGTGCACGATGGACACGCCGGACACGCTGTTTTCTTCCCCAAGCTGGGGGATAAAGGCGAGTTTCGCGTCATGCCGGGAGGATATACCCCCGGAAGACCGTTTATGACGGACACGTTCGCAGATTCCGCAAACGCGGAACGCCTTGTGGACATCATGGCGGACACAATCAAGCAGAATATGGACTAACTACAGCAATATCAGCGCATGGCGAAGCACAGCCGTGCGCTGTTTGCATATAAGCGGAAATGCAAAGCACCGCATTTCCGCAAACAATCAAAGGCGCAAAGCACCGCGCCCCGAAGCAAAGGAGATTGAATCATGAATATCCTCACCCGGAAGAACCTAAAAGCCCTGAATGTGCCTGATGAAGCGATTGACGCAATTGTGGAAGCACACAGCGACGCAATCAACGACATCAAGGCGGAGCGGGACAAATACGCGGAACAGGCGAAGCAGATTGCAGCGCTGACCACGGAGCGCGACACGCTCAAGCAGCAGCTTGCCGACGCGAAGAAGAGCGGCGGCGACGCGCAGAAGATTCAGGAGGCGTTCGACGCCTACAAGCAGCAGGTGGAAACGGAAAAGAAAACCGCGACGCTGACAACCGCCGCGAGAAAGCTGCTGACCAGCAAGGGGATGCAGGAGAAACTTGCCGACCTTGTGATGGCAAAGCGCGGACTGGACGGAATCGAACTCGACGACAAGGGCGCAATCAAGGATGGCGACAAACTGATTGACGCGCTCAAGGGCGAGTATGGCGACCTTTTCTCCACGCAGCAGCAGCAGGGTACACCTCCCACAACCCCGCCGAGCGGCGGCAATGCCACGCACGGCAGCGGACGCGCCGCAGCACTGGCGGCGAAGTACGCGCAAGATATGTATGGCGCAGTTGCGCCGGAAGGAGCAAATAAATGAGCTTTACCAGCAAGGCAACCGGGACTGTTTACCAGCCCGGTTATTTTCTTGAGAACGCGGAAGATGCAATCCGCGAAACCAAGCAGATTAAGCAGTCGGGCGCTACCACCGCCGAAAACGGCGCGAAGTACGTCAAAATGGGGACTGTTTACCCCGCGAACAACGGCACTGCCGTCGGCATCGTGTACGAGGACGTGGACGTTACCAGCGGCGATATGCCCGGCAGCGTCGTGACGCGCGGCACGGTTTACGAGAGCCGTCTCCCCACTGAAATCAACAGCACCGCCAAGAGCGCGCTGACGGCAAAGGGCTTCTATTTCATCGCCGCCGAAGCCGCGACGGTGCGTCCGTACTGACGAAAGGAGAATACTATGCAGATTCCATCTTTTGAGAATAACATTTTCGGTCTTATCCCCAAGGAGGAGTGGCTTGACGTTGGCTTTAACGTCAGCCGCCCGAACGACCCGGTTGATGCGCTGTTTCCCGACGAATACAGTGAAAATCTCGTGGCTAAGTGGCAGGAGATTGCCAACCAGTACCAGCTTCCCGTGATGGCTGACTTCCACAGCTTCGACAGCCGGACGAACATCGCCACCCGTATTCCCGTCGATACGCACAGCATCGAAAAGGGACTGATTAAAGTAAAGATTAACCAGTCCGAGCGTATGCGTGCGCTGCTGCGTTCCGGCGTGCAGAATGACGCAATGTACGACTACGTTATCCGTGACGGCATCATGCTTGCCGACCAAGTTGTGACGCGCACCAAGGTTGCAAAGAACGAGGTTCTGGCGACTGGCAAGATGACCATCAAAGAAAACAATCTCGACCTGACCATCGACTATGGCGTGAAGCCGGAGCAGACGGAATTCACGTTCGATTTCAGCGAGGACGCGGACATTCCTGCACAGATTCAGTTCGTGGTGGACACCGCGCTGGACGCTGGCACGACGCTGGACACCATCGTAACGAGCCGCAAGGTTATCAACAAGATTCGCGCGAACAGCGCAGTCCAGAAGCGCATCAACGGCACGTTGAGCGAGGGCGCATATGTAAGTAACGCCGCGCTGAATACGTTCTTCTCCACGGAGTACGGCATCAACCGCGTTATCACTAACGATTTGCAGTACGCCATTGATGGCGGCATCGGCGCGGACGGGCGACCGATTCGCACCACGAAGCGCTATTTCCCGCAGAACAAGATGACGTTCCTCGGCACTGGCAGCGCCATGACGCGCATCGGCGCGGGCCTGTGGGGACAGACCCCGGAAGAAACGGTCAACACCGCGAACACGGGTCTCAACGTCAACCAGTCCGGTCAGCACCGCTATGTCATGGTGTCGCAGTGGGTGGAGAATGACCCTGTTGTTCTTTGGACGCGGGCATCCGGCTTGTTTATGCCGGTTATCTTCAATCCGCAGAGCATCTGGATTGCAACCATCACGGACGCGGCGACGGGGCAGTTGACGGTTTCCTCTGCCGCTGGCACAGGCAAGGGCAACACGAAGCTGACGGTCAGCCCCGCGAAGGAATCCAGCTCCAATTTGTACAAGGTGAAGGCTGGCACGACCGCGCCTGCTGCGACCTATGGGCAGAATGTGCGGACTTGGAGCAACTGGGACGGCACGTCCGACCTTGTCATTGCTACCGGGCAGAAGGTGACGGTTGCGGAATGCACCAGCGACTATCGCGTGATTCGCTCCGGCAGTGCGACGGTGACGGCGGCGACCTGATGGAGGTGGAAACATGGCTGTGACGCTGGAAATGGCAATGCGCGAGTGTAACAACTTTTTTGAGCGCTGCAAGTACGCAGGGGAGATTCGCATCGCGGGCGGTAAAATCGTTCCTGATGTAGGTTCGCCCTATGTGTACATCAGCGGCAGCGCGCGGAACGACGGCGTTCACAGCCTTGTTTCTGGCGCAATGGAGGACGCGGACGGGGAGGAAACTTTCGACGGCACGTTGTGGTTTCTGTACCCGCCGCGCCCGTTTATCGAGATTGCAAAAGAATGCGCGGAGTACGAGACGAAAAACCCGACGGGGGCATACACCTCGGAATCGTTCGGGCATTACAGCTATTCGCGGGCGACTGGCAACAATGGCGTTGTGACGTGGCAAGCGGCATTTGCGGACAAACTGCGACCGTATAGGCATATGTACACGGAGGTGGGCTGATGGCGTGGACTGATTTTCTGGATGACGCTTGCATCGTCGACAAGCGCACGGAATCAGACGGCATGGGCGGCATCGTTGTCACATGGACAGACGGCGCGCCGTTTCGTGCCGGATTCATCCGCAACAGCAGCACGGAAGCCCGGATTGCATATCAGAGCGGCATCCGCGAACTGTTTACCATCGTTTTTTCCGATATGCTGGAACTGCTGCCGAACGACCGCGTGAAGCGGATTTCAGACGGCAAAGTCTTCCGCATCACGTCCGACGCGCGGGATATGACAACGCCGGAGCAGAGCGATATGCACTTTCGCGAGGCGGACGCGGAGGTGGTGACGGCATGATTGACTTGCAGCGGAAACTATACAAGTTTTGGAACAGTTTCACCTACGAGGGCAAGCCAATTCCCGCGTATGTTGAGGACGCAGTGCCGGAGGAAGCGTCTTTTCCCTATTTTGCGTTTCAGTTGCAAGAGGGAGACACATTCGGAAAATCTACAATGATTTGCACGCTGTGCTGTCAGGCGGAAAACGGCAGCAGCGTCAACTTGCAGCGCGCAGCAATCCTCGACGAGGTTCGCCGCGCCATTCCGCCGGAGGGGACGGAAATCTACTGCGACGATGGCTTTATCACCCTGTACCGCAACAATAGCAACTTTTTCCGCCTTGAAGTGGACACGACGCTCAAAAGCGTCTGCTATGGGCGGATTTACTACGAAATCGTGACTTACTACACCTAACAGGAGGTAACAAAATGACGACTGGTCTTCGGGCAAGCACATTTGAGAACTTGCAGCTCAATGCCGGGATGTTTCTTGCCAATTTTGACTATTCTACCGCCACGGACGCGGCGACGCTGGGCGCGCTGCTGAAAACGGAGCGCGAAAAGACAAGCGGTTCTGCGCTGATTGGCGCAACGCGCGGCGGCGGCACGTTCGTCTGCACGCCCAACACGCGCAGCATCGAGGCGGACGGCAAGCGCGAGGAATGGAAAGGCAGCAGCGTCAACGATGGCTGGACTATCAAGCTGACGACTACCCTGCTGGAAATTAACGCCACCAACCTTAAGCGGTCTTTCGGCACTGCCGACGTGACGGACACGGAGAAGAAGCACACCATTAAGATTCGCACCGACATTAAGGATGCGGATTATATTGATAGCCTTGTCTGGGTGGGCGACACCTCGAAGGGCTATGTGCTGATTGCCATCAAAAACGCGCTGAACACGGCGGGCGCAACGCTGACTTGGACGGACAAGGGCGAGGGCACTATTCCGGTGGAGTTTACCGCGCATCAGGACGGGCTGGAAACCGACGGATATGCCCCTTGCGAGGTTATTTTCTTCGACCCCGCCGCTTAATAACACGCGGCAGGGTTCGCGCCCTGCCGCACTTTCGTGAATTTTGAGGAGGAAAACGCATGAATACCGCAACCGCATTTGAGCAGATGGCGAACGCCATTCCGTACATCGACAAGCTGGTCAACAGCAAGGAAATGAAAGCCTTCGTGGAAGAAAAGAGCAAGGGCGACGTTGTCGGACGCGACATCCTGATGAAGATGCTGCCGATTTTGTACGCCAAGCATCCCAAGGAAACGATGGGCATTCTCGGCGCGATGCACGGCAAGACGGCGGAGGAAGTCGCAGAAATGGACTTCACCGAAACCGCCGCCATGATGGACAAGGACACACTCGATTCGCTGTTTGCTTTTTTTACCTTTGCGCTTCGTCTGGGGTGCATCATGTAATCCCTGTGTTATACAAATACCGCCCGCAAAACGTTCACGCGCTGGGGGTGCTTCTGGCGCACGAAACGCAGGAGGAAGCAAAACGTTGCTACATGGCTAATATGGCGTGGATGACGGTGCTTGCTATTTCGTCGTTCGGCGGCGCGAATCTGGAAATCCCGTCATACAGCGACGTTTTCGGCGCAGAGAAGCACGAAACAAAGCAAAAAACAGCAGAGGAAATCTGCGACGATATTATAAACGGACTAATGGCGAGGGGAGGTGCAGAAGACGGCGGAAGCATTTGAGTTGTACGCAAGTTTTAAGATTGATACAAGCGGATACACGCAAGAGCTAAATAAAATCCGGCAGGAAATGCAGCAGTTTCAACAAGAGCTAAACAGCTTTGCTGTGCACCCGACGTTTGACGCTGGACGTTTTCGCGCGGAATTGCAGCAAGCGCAGCAGCAATCTACGCAAGCGACGGAAGAAATCAAGCGTTTGCAGCAACAAATCCAGTCCTTGCAGGAAGCCGCAGACGGCGGCGGTTCTGGCGATTCGGGCGGCGGTGTGCTGAGCGGATTTTTGAGCCGCCTTGATGTTATTGGCGATATTGCAAGCGGACAGTTCATTGCCAACATGGCAGTAAACGGCATCAATAGCATTATCGACGGCATCACGGGGTCGATTGATTCATCAATCGGGCTTGCGTCCGACCTTGTGGAGACGCAGAACGTTGTTGATGTGACGTTTGAAGATTCCGCGTCCACCATCAACAAGTGGGCGCAGGAGGCGCTGAACGCCTACGGCATCACGGAAACCAAGGCGAAACAGTATTCGTCCACGCTGGGCGCTATGCTCAAGTCGATGGGCATCGCGGATGACCAAGTGCTGCAAATGTCAATGGATATGGCGGGGCTGGCGGCGGATATGGCGTCATTCTACAACCTCGACCACGACACGGCATTTGAGAAAATCCGCTCCGGCATCTCCGGGGAAACCGAACCGTTGAAGGCGCTCGGCATCAATATGTCCGTTGCAAACCTGAACGCCTTTGCCCTCGAAAAGGGCATGAACAAGGCGTTTGATAAGATGTCGCAGGCGGAACAGGCGACGTTGCGCTATCAGTATCTGCTGGAAGCCACGAAGGACGCTCAGGGCGACTTCGCGCGAACCGGGGACAGCTTCTCAAATGAGATGCGCAAGCTGCAAACGAATCTCGACCGCATTAAGACAGAGTTTGGCAAGGGGCTGCTGGGCGTTGTAACGCCCGCGATTTCGCTGCTCAACAACGCGCTGTCGGATAAGTCATACCAGCAAACGGCAATTGAAAAAATCTATTCTGAACGCGACGAATCACTGTTTTATGCAGAAGTGGCATACCAGCGTTCGCTCACAATCGTTGATTCCATGCGGAGTATAGAGGATGAGAGCGGCGACGCAGTAAAATCCACGGAGGAGTGGCGCGCCGCGCTGGAAGCCTTGAAAGACGTTATGCCGGGGTTGTCACAGTACGTCGACCTTACAACGGATGCAATCATCGGCAACGATGAAGCAATACAGAATTACGTTGACACATTGCATGGTGTAACGAAATACAACAGCTACGACCAAGCGGTATCCGATGCGCAGAAAAGGTATGATGATTTGCAGACGCAAATCGCGGAGAAAGAAGCGGATATTGCCAAAAGGGAATTGCTCATTCAAAGCAGCGACGAACTACAAAAACTATACGACAAGCGAGTAGAAGACGCATGGCGCACATACGCACAACGATATGGCTACGAGCCTGACTACCAAACGGCTCGTAATATGCCAGCAAGCGATGTGCGAAGTTATGCCTATGCAACCGGAACCACCGCAAATCCGCACGCCAATCTGGGAGGACTTGTCACAGGGCTGAACGCTGAGCAAATTTACTATTTCGACCTTTTCCGCAACGCACAGAACGCCGCGAAAGACCCGCTTGCACAGGAAAAAGCGGAGCTTGAAAGCGAAAAGGAAGAACTTGCAGAGCTTGTTCCGCAAGCCGAAGCAGCAGCAGTCGCACTGGACGATGTAAAGAAAAGCCGGGAGGAATATGTAAATAGCCCAGAAGGGCGCAAGGCAAAACTAAATTCTGACTTCAAAGACGCCGTTGACGCAGAGAAGAAAGCCCTCGAAGACCTTAAGACCGCGCTGAAAGACGTTGACACCTACCGCGCGGACACGCTGAAAAAGGCGCAGGAAGCCTACAAGGGCGTTGCGTCTGGCATGGGCTACATGGTAACGCACACGCAGGAGGAAATGAAGAAGCTCCTCGATACCGATTACAGCAAGGGAAATGTGCTTAGTTGGTACGGCACGAATGCAGATGCGCTACACGCCTACAATGATGCTTTGCAGCAAGCCGAAGCGTCTGGCGTTGACGTTGGCATCTTGTCAGGGCTTACTACATACTCCCGCGATAACGATGCGTACCTTTCGCGTCTGCTGAGCCTAACGCCGGAAGAAATCAAGCAGCTAAATGCAGACTACCAGCGCGCCCGCGACGAAGAAAACGCGATGGCGGAAACCAAAACGCGGCTGGCGCTTGCGGACGATGAGACGTATCAGGCGATGCTGGAAACCGTGCAAAAGTCGCTCGAAGCGTTTGAGCAAAAGGACGCAATCGCGGCATACATGGCGGAAAATAACAACTCGTTATTAGCTGGCATTGACAAAATGCGCAAGACGCTGGAAGCAGAAATTCCCGGCATAAACGCGCTTCTCGAACAGTTGGGGTTCAAGCAGATTGATTATAAAATAAAAGATAAACCGTGGGTTCATGACTATGGTGGGGCGCGTGCTGGCTATGCGGACCTGTTCGCCGACGTTGCAAAAGATAAAAACGCCTTTAATAAAGACGAAGCAAAAGCGCTACATGCGATAAAGGCACGAGCGCGAAGCGGCTATGCGGACATGATTGAAGATGGGCTAATGCCCGACGACATCAAAGCCCGCGCGCAACGGTGGAATCGGCTCGTAGAAATGAAGACGCAGGAAATGAACGACATCGTTGACATTTTGGAACAGCGCATGGAGGAAAACCAGCGTCAGCGGGAAGCCGAAGAAGCGGAGCAGTGGAACAATCGAGCAACAAAAGATATGCCGCCACTATATATGATGGACACGATTATTGCCAACGCAGCGCACCCTAAATTTGTGCCGAATACATACATCGGCGCACCTTCGAGCGAACAGCAAGAAAAAACAACGGGCGGCAATGTTTTCTCCGCCATCGAAAGCGCCATTGACGCAGCAAAAGAAATCGAAAGTAGAACGATACAGGAAGATTTTGTAACGCAGTCTATTTTCAATGCGCTTGGAGAAATGATGGAGAACTACAAGGAAAGTCTAAGAAACAATAGCGCACCCAACATTTTTAGCAATAGCGACGGCGTTCTTTTTGTGCAAGTAACAAACCCGGACGAAATTGCGAACGCGGTTTCCGGGCTTCCGCCAACAAACATCAATAATACATTCAGCGTGGACGGCAAAACCGTTGCAACGGCGGTTGCGCCCATTGTTAACAAGATAATCGGCAGGGGCATCCGTGGAAATCTGATGGAGGTGGCGCGCTAAATGGTAACACGATACCGCGCGTGGATGGGTGAGGAAGCGCTGGAAGACCTCGACCCGTCCATTATCATCATCGACATTTCGGAGGACGCGCCGAAGGAAGCCGTGACAACCGAAGCACGCCCCGGCGGGGGGCTGTACCTCACCGGGCAGCTTCGGCAGTCCATCACGGTAACAATCGCCGTGGAAATCCACGAAGCAAACACCATCCACAGGCAGCTTGTCCTCGGTAAAATCATGCGCTGGGGCAGCGGTGGACAGTACCTGCGCACGTCATACCGCCCGGGACAGCGGTTGTACATCGACAGCATCGAGGCGGCGAGTGTTTCCGCGCTCAAGTGGACGGATACGCTGGAAATCAAGCTGACGGCATACCAGCGCCCGTGGTGGGAGGAAGCAACTGTTTCCAAAATGGAAACAGTTGAAGCAAGCAAAAGTGGCATCCTGACGGTTTACAATCGCGGGGACGTGGCGTGTCCGCTTGAAGCGGTTTTTGTGGCAATCGACCCGCTGACAAACGTTGCAATCAGTTGCGGAAGCGAAAAAATCGTGCTGACGAATATCAGCGTGAAAACGGGCGAGGAAATCCGCATAGTACACGACGATAACGGCATCCAGCAAATCACGGCGGCAGGGCAATCCGCGATGGGCAACCGAAACGGACAATCTGCCGACGAAATCACGCTAAAGCCCGGAATCAACGAGGTGTCGTTCAGCGGCGACGGGCTTTTGTCGCTGACGGTCACTGCGAGGGGGCGGAAATATTAACTACAAAGCATATGGCACACCGCAGAAAGTCACACTGAAGTCGAAATGGAAGTGCATTCAAGACCCTGTCAAAGGTTGGCTGCTTGATGGGCAGCCTACCATTGGACGTGCAAAGGTCACTTTTCCGGTTGTTCTTCCAGTCGACGCAGTAATCACCTCCGCACGAGTACACGCAGATTTTCAGCGCGACCTTTGGGGCAATCAACAAAAGCAGGACGTAAACGACGTCCATGTTGACGAGGCTGGATTTTCGTCCATCACGCTTCCAGACGGAGCAAGTACAACATCGTTTGTTGCAATACTCTCTTTCCAAATGTGGGGAAAGATTTACATAGACAGCGACGAACGAACGGTTAACGTAGCCGTCCGCGACATCTACATCACAATCGACTATGTTTCCGGCATCATCCCCGACCCAGACGCAAGCAAAGCATACACCAACAATGTCCGTTTGCCGCGTCTGCTGGACAAAAATCTGCGAGAAATCAAGCGCTTGCGCCCTTCTTCGTTGTCTTTGTCGCTGACAATCGACGATATTTCCACCGCGAGCATGACGCTCGTGGACGGCACATGGATGGACGCAACGCAGTTCGTGGAGTTGTACCACATCGGCGGCAGCGTCGGCATCTTCCGCTTGCGCTCGGACACACAAAATTTCCGCAACTACGCAACGCAGGAAGTCAATCTTGACCACGCTATTTCCACGCTGATGGACGGACTTCTCCCGGAGCAGCTAAAAATCGGCAGCGCATCCGTTGACGCGGTTGACGTGCTGGCACAGCTTCTCACCTACCAACCGGAAACGCGCTGGCAGATTGGAACGTGCGAGTTATCGCAACACCTCACATACGATTTTGACGCAGGGACGAACATCTGGACAGCAATCAACAACGTCAAGAACTTGTCGCCCGCAGAAATGATGTGGCAGTACGACTTTTCCACCCATCCGTGGACGCTCAATCTCGTTAATATGCCAAATACCGTATCCTGCGAAGCGCGTTTTAACGGCGCGCTAACCAGCGCAACGGTCAGCACCAACCGCGACGACCTTGTGACCCGGATGTACGCATACGGCAAAAACGGCATCACCGTTGGCACGGTAAACGATGGCAAGGACTACATCGACGCGGACACCATCAACGAGTGGGGCATCGTGTGCGGCAAATACTCGGATAACAGCATCACGGACAAGGAGACGCTGCTGGAAAACGCAAAGAAGGAACTGGCGAAAAAGAAAACCCCGCCAATTTCCATCGACGTTTCCCTTGTGGAGCTTTCCGCCATAACAGGATTACCATACGACCATTTCCGGCTGGGGAGCATCTGCCGGGTTGCAATGCCTAAATTCGGGCGCTGCTATGATGAGCGCATTCTCACACTCAACGCGGACAATGTGCTGCTTGAGCCGCAAAAGGTGCAAGTCACCATGTCAACGGAGGGCAAGAGCGTCAGCGGCATCATCGAGGCGCTGGGCGGCAAGAGTGGGCTTATTTCAGCAGGAACGGAATAAGGAGGACGCATGAATGAGTTAAATTATACTTGCAACTTGTCTGCCGGGTTGCGGATGACACCGCTCAAAGCGGCGCTCGTGCAAGGCGAAGCAAACGCCCACACACTGAAAATCGCGTTTGAGAAGGACGGCGCGCCGTACAGCATGGATTCGGGCGCAACGATTGTCGGCAGCTTTATCAGGCTGGATAGCGTCGCAAGCACGGACGAAAACCCGACGATTCTTCTCCAAGGCGCGGTTAGCGACGGCGTGGCATCCGTGACGCTTTCCGCTGCTTGTTACGCGGTTGTTGGGCGTTTCCGCCTGATGGTCACGGCAACGGTCGGCGAGGACACGACGGCTATCTTGTGGCTTGAGGGGCGCGTCGCGGCGGGGACAACCGGGACAGTGTACGACCCGGATAACGTCATCCCCGACATTACAACGGTGCTTGCAAAAGTGGAAGACTGCAAAAACGCAGCGGCAAGCGCGAATGCAGCGGCAGAAAGCGCAACATCCGCAGCGCAGCAGTTTCTGGGGAAGTACATCACGGACGAGGAAAAATTGTTACTGCTGGAACTGCTGCAAATGGCGGCGTATCGCTCAAACACTGCTGCACAAAATTATAGCAAACTATATGCAGCGTGGAAGGACGATGTATCAGCGCTTGAGGCACAGCGTCCGCGAATCGTTAGCGTTGAAGCGGACAAAACGACAATCGCCGTCGGAGAAAGCGTGACGTTCACGGTGACGCAGAAGAACGCGGCATCAATCCGCTTCCTTGTGGACGGCGCAGTAAACGAGCGAATCTATGACGTTCAGCAGGAAACGATAACATTCACAAAGCAGTTTCAATTTACCTGGAGCGGAACGCGGATTGTTGCATTCCAGGCGGTTGACGCGAGCAGCAACGTCGGACTGGAATCGGATAGTATCATCATCACAATTAAGGAGGCGGCACAAAATGGCGTGGAATCTAATCCGCAGGAATAACAGCGAGACTATCCACACGGACTATGTTGAGTGGATGTTGGATAACGCCGCCGACATCTCCAATGGCACAGAACCGGGGAAGTCTGGAAGCATCGGCAGTCTGGCGTACACCGCCGGGTTCGGCTCGATGTGGCAGAAGGACGCGCAGGGCGCGTGGGTGAAATTGGGAGGTGGCAACTAATGGTTGATGCAAGCACGATTGGTGTGATTCAGGCGCTTTACGGCACAGGCGCAAACGGTGGGATTCCTACGCCGCTGGTGACGGACAAGACGCTGGCGCTGGAGAACCGCGCGGCGGACGCGAAAGCTGCTGGCGACGCTATCCGCGCGGTCACGAATACCGCCAACACGCTTTCCGCGCGCGCGAATGTGTTATCTGGCAGTGTGTCCGGCGCGTCGATTACTGCGACGGATTCTTTCGCCGCGCCTTTTGTCGGACTGCGTGTCTGCGGCAAAAGCACGCAGGACGGCACGCCGCTCCCGACTGCGCCCGTGCCGATTGTCAGCGCGGGTGACGGCGGAACGGTGGTGGTCACGGTGTCGGACGGCGCGAATAATTCGCAGACGCTAACGCTGCAAACGCCGAACGCGCTGCCGGGCATCCCGGTCACATCCGGCGGAAACTACACGGACGAGAACGGGCAGCAGTGGGTGTGCGATGAGGTGGACTTGGCGCGCGGGGTGCGCGTGCAGCGCATCACCAAAATCAAGGTGACGTCTTCGCTCAACTGGCAGACGTCCGGACAAAAGGTTGATAGATACTTTGCTTGGTTCGCTGGCACTTCTGCGACAAATGTTCTTTGTACGCACTTTTCCACCACCGTAGGTTCGGAAGTTGTCGGCGGCGCTATCGCAAACCAAAACAATCTCATCGGCTTTGCATATGCGCAAAAAGGCACATCAACACTTGATGAGTTCAAAGCATTCCTCGACGCGAAAGATGTGTATGTTTTGACATCGCTTGCAACACCCGGCGAAACCGCCCTTTCCGCTGCTGAAATTGCCGCGTACAAAGCGCTGACCACCTACGCCCCGACGACCGTCATCAGCACAAGCGGCGGCGCTGGCGCAACGGCAACGTATCAGCGAGACGTGACCATTGTAATCAAAAATCTTGAGGATGCGATTGCGTCCATGACGCAAAATTAAGGAGGTATCTTTATGGCTATCAAAAGTAAGGCACGGCACGACCTGACGCTGCGCGCGATTAAGCGCGAGATTTCCGCTGGACGTGATGTGGCGTTTTGGCTCGACAAGGCGTACACGCACGTCGATAACGGGCTGTTTAATGAGGATGACATCGCGGAAATCGAGAAGCTGGCGCAGGCGTACTATGATTCGCTGGACGCGTCGGAAAATAAGGAAGACGCGGCAACAATCTAAGTTGCAATTGGTAGCAAGTTAGTTGCAAGTTAGTACCAAGTTTGTACCAAGTTTAAGGAGGTGTCATCATGCCCAAAATCGCAGTATGCGCCATTCTGGGCGACTTCCAGCGGATGCTTGACGAGCACTGGAAGTATACGGCTGGTGCAGCGGAGGCGGGGAACGTTGACTGCTCCGGCGCGTTTGTGTGGTCATACCGTCAGCACGGACAGAGCATCTACCACGGCAGCAACCGCATTGCTCGGACGGAAATTGTTGATCTTGTCCCGATTTCTGCCGCAAAGCCCGGAATGGCTGTTTTTAAGTGCCGGAATCCGGGTGATTCGCGGTATGCCTTGCCGTCAGGCTACAAGCAGGGCGGCAAATACTACAACGGCGACTTGAGGGATTTTTACCACGTCGGGCTGATGGGTGAGGACGGCAAGGTTCTCAATGCGCAGAGCAGCGCAACAGGCTTCGTCGCTTCACCCGTCAAGTCGTGGACGTGTGCAGGATACCTCAAAAAGGTCGAATACAAGGAGGATACACCAATGGTGGATGATAGCAACGATGTTATTTGCGTCGGACGCGTAACAGCGCAGAGCGGCAGCACGGTCAATCTTCGCGCAGAGCCGAGCAAATCCGCAAAGGTGCTGGAAAAGGTCAAAATCGGTACGACTGTCAACGTCATCGGGAATAGTGGCGGCTGGCTTCACGTCGAGACGGAGACGAATCAAGGCTACATGATGGAGGAGTTTGTCGATGTGGGTATTTCCAAAACGGAAACACCCACGTTCTCTGAGTTTGCGGAACGCATCGAAAAGCTGGAGGAACGCGTCACAGCACTGGAAGGCGGGGTAGGTTGAGATGGAGAATATCACCGCCGATAAACTGATTCTGGCGCTGGGCGTGATTCTCGTCCTGCTGGGAGCATACAATACATTTTACACCGCGCGAAAAAATGTGAGGGACGAACGCAAGCGCCAGGAGCAGCCAACAAACGCGCTGGCATCCAGCGTATCAGACATCAATCGCAAGCTGGACACAGACAAGCGCCGCCTTGATGGGCACGAAGAGCGCATCGGCGGCTTGCGTGACGGACTGATGGTAACGTGCGCCGGAGTACAGGCACTTTTGGAGCATGAGTTACACAACGGAAACGCCGACGAAATGACGGCGGCAAGCAGGGAAATTGATAATTGGTTGAGGGGCAATGCCATAAAGGGAGGAAATGCAAAATGAGTGAGAATTTGAAGCGCAAACTGACAAGCCGCAAGTTCTGGGCGGCAGTTGTATCCTTTGTAACCATGCTGATTATGGCGTTCGGCGTGGCGGATGAAACCGCAACACAGGTCGGCAGCATCATCATGGCGGGTGCTACGGTTATCGCCTACATCATCGGCGAGGGTATGACGGACGCGGCTGCGGTCGCCGATGGAAAGGATAAACCGAAGGAGTAACGCATGAGCCGCGAAGTCGTATGGACAAAAGCGGTTGTGGATGCTTTTGTGGATGAAGCCTGTTTGTCAGAGGAAGAAGAACTGATTATCAGGTCGCGGGCGAAGGGCTGGACACGCACAAAGTAATCAATACAGTACAATATGAGCATTCGCAAGATTGACTATATTATACACACGCTGAAAACCAAGTACGACGAAGCGCAGAAATACTCCGAGATTTTACCCAAAAGGAATATAAAGAAAGCCGGGACGTAATGTCCCGGCTTTTTGTTGTACACTATTCTTGCGCCTGACGCTTGCACTCAACTTCAAGCTCTGGATACACCCCTGCGATTTTCGCAAGGGTTTCGGTTTTTAGGCGACGGTACAGCTCTTCCTTGCCGACAAGCCCGAAAAGGTCAATCAATTTGTCGTCATATTCACAGAGATTATGGCGGACAAAATTAACCATCCAGCGTTCAAGCGTCTCGGGATTCGGGGACAATATATCCACATTGCCGTGTTCCAAATACCATTCTTGCTTTGCGTTCAGCGTCGCCTCTTCCAGCACGGGCATATCCCAGCGCGTAACGTGGATGGACGCAATGAGGTTGTCCGCAATGCCTTCGGCGTTCTTGCGTTTCGTTTCGACGGCTTTTGCGGATGCCGCTTTCCGTGCGGCTGCTTTTGCCGCCATCGTCTGTAACTCCTGCGTCCCCATGACGGAACGCACATCATCCTCGCGCCACAGCTTCATGGGCGCGGAGGACGCATAATGTGGATTCCGTTTAAGGATAGGTGGCGGCAGCAGCTTATCTATCATGGACTTTGTGAAGCCCATGGACAGAACTGCCGATTGCGAAATAAGCTGTTCCTTTTGCTTTTCCGGCATGGTGTTCTCCTTGTATTAACTTTATTGCAGGATGCTATTTTTTGTTTATTTTTAATACCTCGTCTATTGCCGCACGACTTTCGTCAGAAACCTTCTTCCCATTTTCGTAATTTCGTATTGTTCTTTCGGATAAATGCACGATTTCCGATAGCCGTGCAACGGTAAAGCCCGCTGCAATTCGCGCCTTGCTTGCTTCTGTTTTCTCTTTTCGATACTTTCTCGGCTTTTCAAGCGAACCGTGTTGCTTCTTTGCTGGCAGATTAGAGGCTTTAAGCGCCTTTGCATCCGCGCAAGCATCGGAACAATATACTCTGTGCGCTTTATTTGGTGTAAATGTCTTTCCGCAAGTTGGGCATAAACGAACGCGTATTTCCTCCATCTTCTTTTGCGTCTCGCTACGCGATTCTTTCCTCCTCTGATTTGTCTTCTCCGCGTTTTTTTTATAGTAATCCAGCGCACGCTTGCGCGTTTGTTCTGCCGCACAATTTGTACACATCACCTGCCGCCCGCTGTTTATAATGTACGCTTTCCCGCAAATCTCGCAGTAGGCAGTTCCACCAATAACACGGCTTTTTCCATTCTTCTTTCGTTCTGCATACTCTTTTTTTATTTTCTTCTTTGCCGCTATGTTGCAAGTCGGGCAACGCTTTGAGCGCGGATAACCCATGTACTTAGCGCCGCAATCCTCGCAGATTTTTTCTTTCACTGTTTCATGAACGTTAAAATGCCCTTTTCCTAATAAGGCATTTGCTTCTTTTGATTCCTTCTTTTTCATCTCAATAGCGCATTGCGGGCAGCAGAAGTACTCCTGCTGCCCGGACAATGGTTTTCCGCAGTTTTCGCAAAGCCTCATTCTTTAAGCCCCCACATTTCCAGCGTATCGTCGATATACTCGGTGTCGCTTTCGTTGCATTCCTTCCAAGGGGTTCTGGGGTCGCCGATAATCGCTTCGATTTTAGCGATGGTCTCTTCTGCCCATTTGCTACCATCCTCTTCAAGGTCATTCAGCGCGACAGGATTCCCTTCCGTCGTGAGAATCCACTCGCCGTAGACGGGTTCGACACCTACATACAGCGTGTAGGTGAGACCTTCTTCAGAGCCACAGACCTCGTTGATTTCGGTGTTCTCGTTAACAATAACCTTCTTCATAATGCTTACCTCTTTCTGTCCGGGGCTTTATTTTTTTTGCACCGCCCCTTGACACTATGTATTATAGCACAAGTTGTGCAATTTGTCAACACCTTTTTTAAGATTTTTCGCAAGTTTTTTGCGTTCTGTCCGCAAGCCACTGCGATAGGGCAAGGCGGACAACCGCCGAATCACTTAGCCCAATTTGCTGCCCAATCTCCTTAATCTGCTCATTCTGCTCGTGCGTCACAATGACGTTCTTAACGATTCTATTCCCATCTTTTTTTAACATTTTTTGTTCCTCTCAGTTTTATTTTTTTATCCGCGTCGTCCAGCACCAAAATCCCGGTAATGCACGCGGAGAAGTTGCGGGTTTCCTCCCATGCCGCCATCTGCTCGACGGAATCAGATGTTGTACGTCTCGCCGCGGACGTTGAAGGTTTCGTCAATCTTGAAGGGCTGCACGGTATCTTCCGGCTTTTCTTCCTCTGCGCGGACGATTTCCGTGATTTCTGCGTAGGGATATTTCAAAACCAGCTCATCCCCAGCCATGCCCGTGAAGTTCTTCGGACCGCAGGAAAGCACCTTCATCGGGTGGTTCTTGTACCGTCCGATGCGGACGATGTAACCCGGCTTCACGTTCTCTCGACTATACTGTACGCCGCCCAGCGCGTCCATTGCGTCCTGATAGTAGCCCAGTTTGTCCAGTTCGATTTCGATGCGTTCCGCACAGTAGTCGATTTGTTTGGCATATCCTTCCGCCTTTTCTGGAGACGTCTTTGAGTACAGTTCGCACATGTCGATGTTGCGCTTAAACTTGCGGATCGACGCTTCGCATTCTTCTATGCGGCGATTCAGAAACGCGCGGTCACGCATTTCCGGGCGGTCTGCCGTCTTTCGTGCAGTCTGCGCCCGATGACGATAGTATTCGGACTTATTAAATTCGTCGAAGCCCTTCTCGTACGCCGCGAACATCTTGTCCCGCTGACGGGTGAACTTCCGCCCTGCGCTGGTGTTGATATTGGGCTGCGTGAAGAAGGCAATATCGCCATGTCGGTCGTTGATGGGCTTCTGGAGAGCTTCTCCCTTTGCACAGGCAGCATCCGCCTTGATTTCAAGGCGTTCGGCACGATGTTCGGCGCGTTCTGCCTTGCGTTCCTGCTGTTCGGCAAAGCTCAGGCGTTCGCCCTGCTCGCCACCGTCACCCAATCCGATGGACTGCGCCACACGTTCTGCGCGCCACAGATTCTGTTCTTTCGCGCGGCTAATCCAGCACCCGGAGCGACGACCCCAGAGGAACGCGCTCTTAATTTCAGAACGCTGTTCGTCCGTCAGTACGTCGTATTCCGACTTATCGAAGTGCAGCTCCATCTTGCCGGTTTCGCGGTTGTGAATGTAATAGCTATCCACGTCCTACATCCTTTCTTGATTTGAAAACGTAGTATTATCCCCAGACGTGCTGCTGGACGTACTGCCCGCTGTCACGGTCAAAGTGCATCAGGGTTAAATCTACCCCGGTGCGCGCGCACTCCGCCACAAGCGCCGCCGTGCAGGCGGTCAGACCGGTTACATACACTACCAGTTTCCGCAGCCCAACGAACGCCTGAAGCCGGAGAAACACCTGAATGTCGCTATGGAGGTTGGCGACGTTTGGCGCTGGTCCATCGCAGGACGTGCCGATTCCGACGCGTTCCAGAAGGAACGTGCGGATTGTTTCCCTCATCGCCTCGAAGTCGAGAGGATTGACATCCCCCTCGAAGATGTACTCCGCACAGGGCATCTCGTGACGCCCCTTAATAAGACCGACAGTAATAGTTTCCATATATACCTTCTTTCTGTCCGGGGCTTTTATTTTGCACAGCCCCTTGACACTATTATTATATCACAAGTTGCGCAACTTGTCAATGCTTTTTTTTAGATTTTTCGCAAGTTTTTTTGCATCTTTCCAGCGCTTTGTCTGCATCTCCCCACCGTCCGAATCGCCTATACTATAATCAGTAGGAGGTGGTGCGGTGTATATCCACTACAACCCTAATCCGCGCGGCTTGCGCGTCGGGGATTGCGCTGTCCGTGCAGCATCAAAAGCGGCAGGGGAGACGTGGGGCAGCACCTATGCGGCGCTCTGTGCGCTGGGTTATGACTGCGGGGATATGCCTAACGCCAATCACGTCTGGGGACGGTACTTGCATGAGCGCGGATTCACGCGCCACGCCCTGCCGGATACTTGTCCAATCTGCTATACCGTCGCGGATTTCTGCCGTGAACATCCGCGCGGGGTGTACGTCCTCGGCATCGGCGACCACGTTGTGTGTGCCGTAGACGGGGACTGGTACGACGCATGGGACAGCAGCGCGGAAATACCAGCGTATTATTGGGAGAGGGAGGATTGATGTATGGCGTATGGTTATCCACAATATTATCCACAGATTCCGTATTATAACGCGCAGCAGACGGCAATTCCCGACCAACTTGCGCAACTTCGAGCCGCACAGCAGCCGATGATGCAGCAGCCAGCGCAGCCATCAAGCAACGGACTGATTTGGGTGCAGGGTGAAGCCGGGGCGAAGAGCTACCTTGTCGCCAACGGTTCGAGCGTGCTGCTGATGGACAGCGAGAAACAGACGTTTTACATCAAGTCAGCGGACGCGGCAGGAATGCCGTCTATGCGGACGTTTGACTATACGGAGCGCAACGCATCCGTAAAGCCATCCAGCAGCGCGCAGGACGCGCCGGAGTATGTGACGCGGGACGAACTCAACACGCTGACGAAACGCCTTGAAGCGCTGGAAGGGCGCAAGAAAAAGGGGGGAGCGCAGGATGAACCCACTGTTTAACGCACTCGGCGGCGGGCAGATGCCCGGAGCTATTGGCGACTTCCAGCGTATGATGCAGCAGTTCCAGCAGTTCAAGGCGACGTTTCAGGGCGACCCGGAACAAGAGGTTCGCAAACTGATTGCATCCGGAAAAATCTCGCAAAACCAGCTTAACCAGCTTCAACAGGCGGCGCAAATGTTTCAATCGCTCCTCGGTTCTTAACTTTGGCTATATTTGTTGCGCAACAATTTAGCATATACTTCAAATTCCGAAAGGAGAAAAAACATGAGTATGACCTCGGAACTCTCCGCTTCTGACGTGGCTCTGCTTTCCGGCAGAAACAGCAACCAGAACGGCGACGGCTTCTTCGGTGGCAATGGCGCATACTGGATTATCATCCTCTTCCTCTTCGTCTTCTGCGGGTGGGGCAATAATGGATGGGGTGGCTTTGGCAATCGCAACGGTGGACAGGGTTCTGTCATGGACGGTTACGTCCTCACCTCCGACTTCGCCAATATCGAGCGGAAAATCGACAACGTGAACAGCGGCTTGTGTGATGGATTCTATGCACAGGCGCAACTTACCAATGGCGTACAGATGCAGATGGCTAACGGCTTCGCTCAGGCGGAACTCTCCCGCGCCAATCAGCAGACCGCGCTGATGCAGCAGCTTAACGCGATGCAGGCACAGGCGGCGGATTGCTGCTGCAAGACGCAGACGGCGATTCAGGGCGTGAACTACAACCTTGCCACTCAGGCTTGCGACACTCGCAACACCATTCAGAGCGGCGTTCGCGACATTTTGGACAACGCCAACGCTAACGCTCGAGCGGTGATTGACGCACTGACGGCACAGCGCATCGAGGCGAAGGACGAGAAGATTGCGGCGCAGAATCAGCAGATTTTCGGCTTACAGCTTGCCGCGTCTCAGGCAGCACAGAACCAGTATCTTGTGAATACGATTCGTCCTTGCCCTGTTCCGGCGTACACGGTAGCCAATCCGTTCTGCTGCAATCAGGCGCAGTATTGCGCAGGTTAAGCTCCGGACAGCTTCCTGCCTGTGCAGGATGAGCCGATAAACGGCAACTGAAAAAAGCGGTGGGGCGTTGATTGATTCGCGCCCTGCCGCTGAAAGGAGAAAAATCATGGCTGAATATACTGCGGCGGCGGCGCAAACCGTCGCCAATGGCAACAACGTCCTTTTTACCGCCACGCCCGTCTGCGCCACGCGGTGCATCGTCCATCGTGAAGGTTCTGGCATCGTAACGCTGCGGGGCATCACAAACGGACAGTGCCGCGCACGTTTCCGCGTCAACTTTGGTGGCAATATCGCCATTCCGACGGGCGGCACTGCCGGAGCTATCTCTGTCGCGCTTGCAATCGCGGGTGAGGTGCTTCCGGCTTCTACCGCCATCGTCACCCCTGCGGCGGCGGCGCAGTACCAGAACGTCAGCGTCGATACCTTTGTTGATGTTCCGGCGGGGTGCTGCACAACCATCAGCGTCAAGAATACCGCTGGCGTGGATATCGACGTGCAGAATGCCAACCTGATTGTCACACGCGTTGCGTGAGGAAAGGAGAAACGCGATGAAGTATCTGCGTGAACTCAAAGAAAAACTCTGTGAAGAGCTGCAAGAGATTGCGGAAAAGCAGGATATGTCTGCTGGCGACCTCGAAGCCGTTCACAAGCTGACAGACACCATCAAAAACATCGACAAGATTGAGATGCTGGAAGCGGACGGGTACAGCAATAACGGCGACTGGGAAGCGCGGGGCAGCTATGACGGTATGTACCGCGATGACCGATACAGCCGCCGTGGGCGCGATATGCGCGGGCGGTACAGCCGCCACGACGGCACGGACAAGCGCCTGATGGACGAGTTGGAAGAGCTGATGCGTACCATCGAGCCGGGGAAGCGTGACGTGATTCGGCGGGCGCTGGAAGAACTGAAAGAAGCATAACGGAAAGGGGCTGGCTGCGTGGTTACGCTGACGTGGATTGATGGGCAGATTGAGAAGGCAATCGAGGAGGGCAACAATCCGCAGAACATCCGCGATTTGGCAGCGCTGATTACAGTGCGTGAGTACCTCGCCGCGCGGTCAGCCCCAAAAGCCGATGCACAGAGTGTGCAGGAATCCGCCGATGACAAGAAGCGCCGGGATGCGGTTGTCCTCATGACGCACAGCGCGGACTTGGACACAGTGCCAACCATCCAGCAGGTGGAGACGGCGCTGCATTCCATCAGCGTCAACACGCCGGAGGAACGAAAGCGTGTACAGGATGCAAAGAAGTGGGCGCAGATTATCTCGCAGAAAAACGCTTGACAAGATGCACAGAAACGTTTATAATAATAATAAGAATCTCGCCGGAGTACACGAGGGTGATTCACCAGCACGCATAGCGTGCGGTAGTCGTGCCGGGTGATTCTTTTTTTTTACAAGTATATACCGGTATCTTCCTTTCTTTCATCCCCTCATGCACAGCACTGCATGGAGGGGCTTTTTTTGACCCCCGTTTTGACTACTTTGCACGACGGAAAGAGGGTCAAAATTGCGAATCTGGGGATTTCGTATTTCGGATGATTGTGCTACAATCAAGCATTATCAATGGATTGCAGCGGGTGCAAAAATGCAGTTATAAAAACATCAGTTCCTTTTTGAGGAGAATTAAAAAATCCGCAATCAGTTGAAAGCACAAGGTTTCTGTGCTGTGCGCATCAATTTTGACTACCATTTTGACTACTTGCCCTCCTCGCAAGCACATTTTCCACTTTCTTAACAGCGCTTTCCTCCTTCTTTGCTTTGAGGTGTGCGTAAATCCTCATTATCATTTCCTCGTTTGCGTGTCCCATCCATTTTACAGCAGTTTTAATATCAACGTCCGCATCATATAGCATTGTTGCGAACGTATGTCTACAATCGTGCTGACGTATCGCAACTTTCTTCCGCGCAACCGATGACAAAAAGCTCAAATATCTGCGCCATTCCACATCCACGTCGTTCATTGACATTTTTTTGCCATCTTTTGGCGTAAAAATGTTACCGTGCTTGCCTGTTAGTGCCTTCCTCAGTGGCAGGAACAGGGGAACATCACGGATTCCTGCTTTTGTTTTTGGCTGGACGATAACACACGAGGAATGTTCGGCGCGCAGAGAGTGCCGAACGTGAATTACGCCATTTTCAAAATCAACGTCCTTGTCAATGTCGAGTGCAAGCGCTTCACCACGCCGCAACCCTGCATAGAGCATTACCATGGCAAAAAGTCCCATCGGATTTTCTTGGTGTGTATCTTCTATTATTTGCACTTCCCAATCTTCAAGGTTGCGGTGCGTTCCAACTTCGCCTTTCGCTGGCTTGATGTTTTCGCATGGATTTTTTGTTACAATCCCATCACCTAACGCAGCGCGGAAAACCGCTCGTACCGTCATTGCTACTTTTTTTCGTGTCGCATCCCCACGATTAGCAAAAGCGTTGTATAGCCGTTGTATGTCCGACGGTGTAATTAGTCGCATCTCAACTTTTGGCAAGATTGATGCAATCTTGTTAAGCCTTGCCGCATAGTCATCGTACACTTTCGCCGTCACCTCGCTCTTGTACGTCGGCAGCCACTCCGCCGCGTACTCCGCGAACGTGTACTTCTCCCGTGGTTTCCTGCCGTATTTTTCCTGCTTCTTGTACTCTTCGCGGGCTGCAAGGGCTTCGGACTGCGTTCGCCCGTAGAATGAGAATCCCTTATATTTGCAAACGTAACGCCCGTCGGGGCGCTTTTTTAATGTCTGGCGTGGCAAGTGTATCACTCCTTTTCTCTCATTGTGCCGCAAAACGCAGCAAAGTGCCATCGTAAATTGTGAACAAATTGAAAACATTTTGCAAACGCACGGAAAATTTTTAGTCATATTCCGCGGCGCGTCAGCATATGGTATTGCGGTGGACGGTAGAAAATACGCGACTGGAGAGGAAAATATGCCTGTTTTTGATAAAAAGTTTGTTGTTAAAATGCTCGTCGAGAAGGTGAAGGAACTGCCGGATGACCTGCAAGCGGATTTTTTTTCGTGGCTGGAAAAGAAAATTTCTGCAAAGAAAACGTTATGAATACATAAACAATATGGACTGCGGAGAGCATCGACTCCGAAAGCAAAGTAGAAGCAAACGAAAGCAAAATAAAGCAAAGCAAAGCAAATAAAAGCACTGCTTTCGTTTGCTTTCGTTTGCTTTTTTTTGCTTTGCCTTTGCTTTCGTTTGCTTTTTTTTGCTTTGCCTTTGCTTTGCAAATATAAATCAAATTAAAATGTAAATGTAAAAAGAAAACAAGAAAAGAAAAAACGCTGACGCGCTGCGGTGGTGGCGGTCTTTTTTTCAAACGAACGTTGTTTCCTCGCGCGCGCGACATAGTTATATTATAATACATACTTGTGTGTAATAATAATATATATTATCATACAGTATAATATAAGTTACTATATAGTACAAGTATGGATATATAATAATATAAGCAGCTATATAACACAAGTATGTATATATAAATAATATATAATAAAAGACCACTACTACCACCACAAGAACACATACTCGACAGAGTAGGGTAGGGGGATAATAGGGGGTATAGAGTAATAGGGGGTATGGGGGGAAGAGGGAAAAGGGGGGAAGAAGCGGGAGGGGAGAGGGACGGGCGGTGGTCTTGTGGTGGTGGCAGCGGCGGTGGTCTTTTTTTTATCCAGCACCTTTCTGCGGGCATCCGCAGCATGGTCATCTTCGCAGCTTCACGAAATTGATAGCCGCGGGGCAGACCATTTTCGTGGTGTCGCGCAAATGGTTCTCGCTGCCCGTTTTGTTGACCCCAACAAAACGTCTTGCCATTTTTGCCCAACAAAAAAATCAGCAGGGGGGCTTGACAAGCGGGGCAATCTGGCATATAATCATGGCATCTTGCTTCTCCGCTCTGCTCCTCTGCTGATTCTCCTGCTTGTCCTCACGCGCTTGCCGCTCTCAGGCGTTCGGGGACGCGCGGTTCTTCTTGCTGGTTTCATGTTCCCGACATTCGCGCCGTGGGCATCACGGTTCTCCCTTTTCAGCATCCCCCTTGTCCGCCATGCGCTTTAAGCTATGTTCCTTGCGCTCCTGCCGCATCCGACGTTCCGCCTTCGCGGTGAGATACTCAACGTAGTCCATCGCTTCACGCACAACGTCATCCGGCGCGCCCATCAGCTTGGCGATAATCGCCTCGCAGGTTGCGTCGAGAATCGGGCGGTCAGACGTTCCATGCGGGTTGTCGGACAGTCCGCAAAGGTAGTCGGTGGTAACGCCGAGCGCTTCGGCGAACTTAACAACGCTGGTAATCTCCGGCGTGATGGTTCCACGCTCATAGCAAGAATACGTCGCTTGCGACACTCCAACGATGCTTGCCATTTCGGCTTGCGTCTTTTTTTTTGCCTTCCTCGCTTCCTTGAGCCTATCTCCAAGCATAAAAAACACCTCAAAAATTTTTTTGCGTATTGTCTTGACATATAAAATTGAGTATGCTATTCTTAGCATTGATAAAAAGCACTGATTGGAGGAATTTGGAGGGATGCGGATGCAGAATCGCTTGCGGGAGTTCCGCGCAAAGAAGGGCTTTACGCAGATGCAGCTTGCGTGCAAAATCGGATGTCAGCCGGGACTTGTATCACAGTATGAGAGGAGTGTATATTCCCCGTCACTGCATATCGCTATCCGCCTTGCCCGTGCGCTTGGCACGACAGTCGAAGAACTCTTCGGGGGTGAGGTCGATGGCTGACAAGCTGCGGCATTTTCTCCACGTCGCCGGGGTGCAGGGAATCAGCGTCTCCGCGCTGTCCGAGAAGGCGGGCATCTCGAAGCCGACCATATACCGCTACGCCAACGGACAGGGAAGCCCAACGGTTGACGCGATGAAGCTCATTGCCGAAGCCCTCGGATGCACAGTCCGGGAGGCGTTCCCGGAAGTTTACGGCGAGAAAGCGGACGTGCCGACCGTTAACATCACGGACACGCAGCCCATCAGCACGGCAAAGCTGGCGATGCAGTACGGCATGACAACACGCGAGTTCAATCAGGCGCTGTTCCGCGCTGGCATCCAGATACAGCGCGCCGATGGTTCTTGGGTGGTCGCCGGGAACTATGCCGACATGGTGACTTACAAGCCCGTCAAAACGGAGCACGGCACGGTGCGGCTCTTCGCGATGTGGACGCTGACAGCGCGAAAGGTGATTCAGTCCTTGCTGAAAGAGCAAGGGATAGTTCCGGCGGACGGCGTGAACGTGGGGTCGTCGGAACGCCCGACAAGATAGTCGAGCGACACGCCGTAGAAGTCGGCGAGGGCTATCAGGGTTTCTCCTGATGGGCTGACAGAGCCGCGCTCATACCGCTGATACGCCTGATAGTGTATCCCGATAGCTTCGGCGACTTGCAGTTGCGTCTTGCCCTGCAAAGAACGGACACGGCGAAGTCCGGCGGCAATTGTACACATAAAAACCTCCGAAAGGGGTTGACACAACAAAAATGTTGTGCTATTATATCAATGCAACAGAAATGTTGTATCAAGCAAGAAGGGAGAAGCGGTGCAGAATCAGGCTTTAAAAAACGCAAGAATCCGTGCTGGGCTTACACAAGCACAACTTGCGGAATCTTGCGGATTAGCGGTTCAGCACTATCAGCGGTATGAGTACGGCAAAGTCGAGCCAAGCGTTCTGGTAGCGATTCGTATCGCTGACGCGCTGGGGGTGGAAGACATCAGGGTTCTATTCTCAGGTAGCGGTAATCCTTGACGTAATAATGCGCGTAAGTCGAGGAATGCGAGAATTGGACGTAAGCGTAAACGTCCGAATCGTCATAAAGCCAGAGCGTAACGTAGCTTGCGCCCGTTGCATTAGCGATTTCGCGGCAGTCAATGACGTAGCGGTCAGGTGCGGAGGGGAAAGACGCATTCGGCTTGTAGTTGTCCAGCATCTTCTTGCAGTATTCGCCGGACACGCTAATGCTGATGCTCGGCTTGTCGTAGGGTTCGATGGATGAAATGGAAATCGAAAGCAGATTGACGTTATCGCCGCTGAACTTATCAACGATGTATTGCAAGTCTTCTTCGGAGTATCGTTCATCTGCAACCCAGTACGAAGTTTGCGCATTCGACGCGAATCGACCGTTGACCTGATGCGGCGTTCCGCCCTTGGAAGAAAACGCGCAATACGCGCCGGTGGACGTGATAGCACTGCGGAAGTACGTTAAGCGCAAGTAGTAGCTGTCACTGCCGACAGAGGTACGCATGAGCGAATCAACGGACGAAAACAGCTCGGAAATGTGCGCAAGAAGCTCCTGATATTCTGGCGAATAACTCTTGTAGAGCGATTCCAGAAGCATATATTCGCCCTTGACGACAAAGCAGTTCGTTTCCGTGTCGAGCGAAACGTCGTAGGAAATGCCATCTTCTGGCTTGCTTGAGAAGAACTCATTGATAAAGTGCAAAGCAAGCATTTCGCCGTCGGTGAGGTCGCGTTTCTCGGTCGCAAACGCGGAAACGCAGGAAGCCATCAGGCAGCAGAGAACAAGCAGAACGGAAACAAACTTCTTCATCGTGATACCCCTTTCGTGTTTTGGAGGTGTGAACGTGTATCAGAGCAAGCGGCAGTTGAAACAGCGGATTGAGGACTTGCAAGCAAAAGTCGAGATGCTGGAAAAGGAGAACTTCGCGCTTCGCAAGGAAACGTACATGAGCTCTGGCTTGTTAAAGAGCAACCCGCTCTTGAGCTGGTACGGCAAGGAGTTGTGCCTTGCGTTCGGGCGAATCCTCGTTGCTCCGCGCTATATGCAGCTGGACTTCGACCAGTACAGCAAGTATATGCGCGATGTGCTGGACTACCTGAAAGAAATCAGGCTACTTGAAGAGAGCTATCAGCGAGAGAATCAAGCTGACGGCGGAGATGCCGACGGGAAGCAGGAATCGCAAGCAACTTGATTTGTACTGCTCCATTTCATCCAGCGCGTGACGGTTCAGCTCCGGCACATAATCCGGCGGACGTGCATCAAGGTCGGATGGGTGCGGCGGCGGTGGCGTCAAGAAGTCGGACGAACGCAACCGCGCAAGCTGTTCCGCCGAAAGCTGTTTGCCGCGCTGAAAGTCACGGCAGAGACGATATTCTGACGCAAGCAAGGCATACTCACCTCCATTTCCGCATAGGATATGACTGCATAGCAATCATTCCTGATTTTGAGGGAGGACGATTTCGCCGTGCTTGTCCTCATAGTCCGCGATGTGCTGACGCATTAGCATCTCCAATTCGCGGTTGACGGTCCGCAGGTTCTTTTGCGCAACCACGCGGAACTTGTCAAGCGTCTGCTTGTCAGTGCGGAGCGTAAACTTCGGGAGGTCGGACGGCAAGGGAATCACCACCTTCAAAAAAATTTCGGGCAGCACCTTGACAGCAAGGTGACGGCACTATATAATAAAAGAGAGGTGACGGCACAATGACGGCAGACAGCAGGAAAGTCACACTGCGGATGGGCGCGGGGCTTCATCGCAAGCTGCAAGTCCTTGCAGAGCGCGAAAACCGAAGCGTCAACCAGCAGATGATTCACATCATCCAGCACGCCATTGAGGGGAGCGAGAAGTAGTCTTGGCGACACAGGCGGAAGCAAAAAGGGCTTTGCGCGAAAGCAACGTCTAATTCGCACAAAAACGCCCGCAGGAGCGCTTGCAAGTCGGGACTGGTATTTCCTCACCTGATGGGCTGGAAGCGCTCAGAGCACCGTTTTTGCCCTTGTAGAGTGTTATCCAGCGCAAACGCGCATCATGAGCGCGATTTGATAAACTCGATGTACTTCATCACATCCGCACGCTGGAGCGCGGAAAGAGACTTCACCTGTTCTATCAGCGGGTCGAAGTCGGGCGGCGAGAACGCGTTCTCATCACGTCCAACGAGCGTATCGAGCGAAACACCGAGAACATCCGCGATTGCGAGAAGCCGCGTCGGCACGGGGTTGCTTCTTCCAGATTCGTAGTTCTGGATTGTTATCTCTGCGACATTGGCGCGTTCTGCAAGCTGCTGCTGGGTCAGCCCGTTCGAGAGCCGAAGCGCAAGCAGAATTTCCGGGAACGGCACGGTGCATCACCTCACTTGCGCGGATTAGCCCGGACATAGCGAGCGTACCGCATGACTTCTTCCCGGTCAGACGGAGCAAGCGCGGAAATCTCCAAGTAGAGCGTGTCTGTCTCTTTGGGAGACGGCGCACCGTCACTGCCGGAAAGGTAGTCAACCGTCACGCCGAGCAAGTCCGCAATCTTGCAAAGGAGTTCGACACTTGGCGAACGATTTGCCTTTTGGAGCATCGACAACGCACCTGGAGTGATGCCGCAGGAATCAGCAAACGCCGCGTTTGTAATGCCAGCTTCTTTGCACAGATTAGTCAGTCGAGAAGCAAAAATTTCGCGTGAAAACATGGTTTACCCCTTGACATTCACGCAAAGTGAATGTATAATGTTATCAGAGGTAAGTCAAGAAATTACCTCAAGCAAGAAGGGAGAGCAATGTACAGGCAACTGAAACGGATGCGCGAAGCAAACGGTTGGTCGCGCGAGAGCGTTGCGCAGCGTGTCGGTGTGAATGTACCAATGCTGTGCATGATTGAGACTGGGAAGCGTGACCCGTCCTACAAAGTGTTGGTAGCGCTGGAGGACGTTTTCCACACTTCCCACAGGGAACTATTACGGAGAGAGGAGTGACACGGAGATGCCACACGCAGACCCGGCAGGATTCGTCCTTTTGGGCTTGAGCATCGCACTCATCGCCGCGCTATGGCTGATTAACGAGGTAGCAACCTACATCAGCGTAGAGCGCGAGGGACGACGCGAAAACAGAATCCTGCACAAGTAGGATAACACACGGAGGGAACGAAAATCAAACACCCCCTCCCGAAGAAGAAAGAAAATCAATTTTTTTTAGCGAAGAAACTTTACTGGTTGTAAAGTCGGAGAAGGGAGAAAAGTTGTCGAACATCCGGGAATTTGCAGAACGACGTGGGTTAAAAATGGCGGACATCGCCAGAATCACGGGAATCTCCGAATCCATGTTGTCGCTGATTGATAGCGGCAAGAGGAACGTAACACCAAACACCGCAAAGAGGCTTGCGCCGACGCTCGGCGTGAATTGGTGGGAACTCATCGACTAACTAACAGCGCGAAAAGCGCAATGATAGAAAGGGGTATCACAATGGAAAAGGATTCTATCAAGTTGCAAATTGCAAACCAGCGCGGTTGCGTATCGCGCGGTGACGCGAACAAGACGATTTTCGCCATTCGCAAGAGTACGCAAAAGCTGAAAGCCATGACGCGCGACGAGTTCGCGAAGCTGGGGAACTGGGACTACATCAGCGAGGCATACGACGCGTATGAAGCCGTGATGGAAGCACTGCTGTTGGCGGTTAAGTACGAGATGGACAAGACGGCGGCAGTTGCTGTCTAAGGGAGGGGAAGGGTAATGCTTGTGATTCCGGAAAAGGTCGTGCCAAACGCAGAGGCGCGTTCGGCAATCTGGGAAGCGAACATGGTCAGCGATGTGCTGCTTCGCAATGCAACCGAAATCATCCGTAACCTTGACATGGTATGCGACAGCAAAAGTTTTGCAAGCCGCGTTTGGAACGAAATCGTGTATAGTACGCGAGTTGGGCGGAAAGAGAAGCACAAGGAAATGTTCCAGCGGTGTAGCGTCGGGGATGAATGGAAAGACCGCTATCACAACGCGAATGCCGTTTACAGAGCGTATGAGAGCGCGATGGACAAGCTGCTTGCCAAAACAAAGCAACTGAGGGAGGCTAATCAAAATGACTGACTTCCAACGAGCAACCGGGGTAACGATGCAGCCGGAGGAAGGCGAGGGCTTGCGCTGGTGTCCCATCGACGCGGTAATCGTTAAGCAGATTCGGGCGCATCTGGGAGACAGCGCCGCAATGCGGATTGTCTACGACGCTGTTTGTAACATGGCGGGCATTAACACGCCGGATGACATCACCAAGCTAACGTTTGAGCGGGCGTATAGCCGCGCATTGTCCGAGACGGGGCGGTATCAGGCGGGGGAGATTGACGCACAGGGCAACTTTATCGCGGAGGTAATCGCGACAGCTTTCGCCCTTGCGCCTACTGAAATGATAACACAGAAGGGGTGAAATAAATGACCGAATTTGGAGGGAATGAGCTGCGGAAAGCACGAGAAAATGCAGGTATCCGGCAGTGGCAAATCGCAAGCGAAATCGGGGTTTGTGAAGCCCTGATTGGACGCTGGGAGCGAGGCGAAGCGTTCCCGTCGCCAGACGACGTTGATAGACTGGAAATCGCCTACAAAGCGCAGGGATTGTGGCACAAGTGGATGTTATCCAACTGCGATAGCTACCGCCGACATTATCGCGGCGTAGATGAGACAACGACGGCGGGGAGCGTTCTCCGAGGACGGTTCGCGATTGAGGACGTGATGTGCTTGCAAAGCGCAATTGAGCGCGACGTGTCGGAAGACGGGCGCATTGATAACCCGATTAACCGAGATAAGTACGAGGAGGTTCTGCGAAAGGCAATCGCCTGTCTGACGGACACGCTTGCCCGAATCGAAAAGCGAGGTGGCGCGAAATGACGCAGTACCTCAACACCGAGCGCGTCGCCGAAATTCTCTGCATCAGCAAGGAGAGCGCCCGGAAATTCATGCGCGAAATGCCGCACATCTGCATCGGCGGAAAGGCGCACGAAACCATCCGCGTCACTGTCAGCGACTTTGAGCAGGAGATGGAGCGGCGCAAGCGTTACCCGACGCAGGAGCAGGAGAACGAGGTCATCCGCCAGCGCAAGAAGCGCAACGACCTTGTGGCGCGCGGACTGATGAACCCTGATGGCACAATTGCCCGGAGACGGGCATAAAAAAAGCGCCCGTGCCGCGGGTACAAAGCGCGAACACGAGCAGACAGAAAGGGTAAGTGGCGGTTAAGCCACTTACAGTCTAACACAAAAACGAAAGGAAGTCAACATATATGGAGCAGTTTATCAGCGAAATCGAGGAAAACGAGCAGGAAGAACGCGCGGGTTTTGTCATCGACAACGACCAGAAGGCGGACTGGGCGGTTCGCCGCATCGCAGAGCTGGAAGCCGACACGCAGAAATGGAAGGACTACTACAAGGCGCAGAGTGAGCGCGTGGCGCAGTCCAACCAGCAGAGCATTGACTACTTCACCGCCCTTCTGGAAAGCTACTTCGACACCGTTCCGCACAAGGCGACGAAAACCAGCGAGAAGTACAAGCTGCCGAGCGGCGTTCTGGTTCGTAAGGCGCAAGCGCCGGAGTACGAGCGCGACGATGCGCAAATTATCGCGTGGTGTGCCGAGAATGCGCCGTCCTGCGTGGAGAACGTGCCGAAACTCAAATGGACAGCGCTGAAAGGGCTGATTACAGAGAACAACGGACAGGCGATTGATGAAATTACGGGCGAAGTCGTTCCCGGCATCAAAATCATTCCGCGCGACCCGGTTTTCGCGGTGCAGAAGGGGTGAGGCGAATGGCGAGACGCTGCTGCTTATGTGGGGCATATCTGGATAGCGGAGAGTGCTGCGACTGCGGATGCAGCCAAACGGACGAAGTGCCGCGAGGGTGCAGGAAGCCCGTGCGAAGGGTTGATGAAGCCAGCCGCACGGGAGAGGATTGGCGCTGGGAGAAGTACATAAACGAGCAGTATCAGAGATGGTACGAGTGCTGACAGGAGGAACGAGCATGGAAAACGGACAGATTTACGCCGCAATCAGCGCGGCGATGGCGGACATTTCCGCAATCGGCAAGGACAAGTACAACCAGCAGCAGGGTTTTAAGTTCCGCGGCATCGACGATGTGATGAACGCCTTGAAGCCCATCCTGACGAAAAACAAGATTTTCACAGTCCCGCAGGTTTTGGAGCAGACGCGAGAAATCAAGGTAACGGCGAAAGGTGGAGAACTGCGGTACAGCCTCCTCAAAATCGCGTTCCGCTTCTACACCACCGACGGCAGCTTTGTCGAGGCGGTGACGCTGGGCGAAGGCATGGACAGCGGCGACAAGGCAAGCAACAAGGCAATGGCGATTGCTTACAAATACGCGCTTTTCCAGGTGTTCTGCATCCCGACCGAGGAAATGACCGACCCGGACGGTGAAAGCTACGAAACCAAGCACGAGGCGAAGCACGAACAGCCGAAGCCGCAGCCAAAGAACGCAGAGAACACGGCAGAAACGCCGACGAACTACATCATGCGCGAATGCAGCAACATCGGCATGGATATGCAGGAGTTGGGCAGAGTTCGCGCCGCGCTGGTGGAAGCAAACATCGTCCGCAACATCCCGACGAAAGAGATGACGATGGCGGACGCAAAGGCGCTGATGGACGCGGTGAAAGCTAATTTCCGGGAGGCATCATGATGAATAGGGCAGAACGCAGGAAAGCGGCGCGGGACATGACCAACGCCACGCAGAGCATCATGAGGGCGCGGGGAGGCTACGAACGCGAGTATGAGCGCGGAGCGAAGGATGCAGAACGCCATGCAATTAAGATGATTTTCGCCGGAATGTGCCTTGCGATGAAAGAAGAGTTCGGATTCGGCGCACAGCGGATTTATCGGATGCTGACGGCGACGCAAAAGTATCTTCAACCCGGCGCGTACTTCACAACGGCAGAATTGATTGATGAGGTACTGGAAAAAACGGGCATCCGTCTGGATTTCGACGACCCGTTTGACATGGTGGAGCGAATCGAGAAAGGGGAAAGACGATGAATGTAGTCAGCAACGTGGAAATCATGGGGCTTGTGTCGAGCGTAAAGGCAAGCCGCTATCCGATGGCAACCGACACGGAGAATTGCAGCGCGGAAGTCACAGAGCGGACGATGGCGCTTGCAAACTGCCAGACGGGGAGCGGACACGACCAGTTTTTAACGGGGATTGTCGTGCAGTTCGACCTCACGTTTACCGTAAAGGCGTGGGTGGAAGCCGAACGGTATCATTTTCTGGACTTTGTATCGAGCCAGTCCACCATGCACCGCATAACAAGCATGGACATCGACGAGCAATGCATCGACTACGTTCGCCGGGAGACAATCGAGCTTGTGGAGAAGCTGGTTGCGGAGTACAAGGAAGCCCCAACGCCGGAGCGGTATCTTGCAGTACTCTACAACGTGCCTGTTGGCTTGCGGCTGACGGCGCGGATGACCACCAACTACCGCCAGCTCAAAACCATCTACCAGCAGCGCAAGAATCACCGTCTGCCGGAATGGAGGGCGTTCTGCGCATGGATTGAGACGCTGCCGAGAGCGGAGTTTGTCACAGGAAAGGAGAAGCAAAGCTGTGGCGACTGAAAGGGAAAAGTTTCCACATTGCCCATACTGCGGAACGGAAATGCGGTGCGATTCCGAAAGATACATCACAGGCGGAGGCTACGCTGCATATAGATGCCCCAAATGCCGTTCCATGTCGCCAATTAAGGAAGACATGGAATCGTTTGGCAATGCGTGTAAAAACGCCTATTATGACGCAATGCACCGGTGCAAACCGCATAATCAAGTTCTGACGATAGATGATTTGTTAAAAACAGTATGTTGCTGGGGGTTTGGAGGTGACCCGGAACAAGAAATTATAATGTGGCTGGAATATAAAGACGTGATTAAAGGATACACCGTAGTCAAAGGAATGGAAGCACATGGCGAGAAAACATTGTTTAAGTTTTCGTTGCTCGGCGCTGACGGCGTTTTTAAACTGGATGCGGATGCGTGCGGAAGCCGTTGGCGATGCTGGACGTTTAAGCCAACGCAAAATGCGCTGAAAGAAACGCCGTGGGAGGGGGAAAAGAATGCCTAAAGAAGAACTTATGCCGCGATGCCCGTACTGCGACGATGAAATGAAATACGTTGTACTCGATATGGTAAGAAGAGTAGCGCGGCTTCGTTGTCCGACGTGCGATTCAGAATTTCTGCCAAGGGAGGAAGAAAGTGACGATGACGACTAAGCAGCGAAACCGCGTTCTGACGTTTGCCGAAGCAAGCGCGCAAAACAAGAAGACGGCGCGCGTGTGGCTGGAACTGCGAGACAACATCCCGATTCGCGCATGGCTGAAAACGGATGCATACCCGTGGCGCGTTATACCTTACAACATCGGCATTGGTACATTTTACGTCTACACAGAGGACTACGGCACAAAGTGGCGGTGCTGGGAAAAAGAGCCGACACGCGAAGAAACCAAACGCGAGCCGTGGAGTGAGCCATGATTGCGACAATCGGCAAAGTCATCGAGCAGCCGGGCAGCCTGACAATCCAGACTGCCCGCCCCGATGCGGAAAACCTATCGGATACCGTCACGGTGCTTTGGCAGGACTGCCGCGCAATCAGTCCAGAGCAGCGGCGCAAGGCGTGGGCGCTGATTGGCGAGATAGCCGCCGCGACGGGATACATCGGACAGGGGGACAAAAGCGACCTAAACACGATGCTTAAGGCGGAGTTTCTGCGAGCGCGGATTGACAAGCTACAAGCGGAGGCAATCAAGGCATTCAGCCTGTCCGACGTGGACATGACAACCGCGCAGCTTTACATCGACTGGCTTGTTGAGTTCTGCGTGGTGAATGACATTCCGACAAAGCAGCCGCTTGTGGAGTATGCGGAGGACATCGGCGCGTACATCTACGCTTGTGTGATGCACAAGCAGTGCGCCGTCTGCGGACGCAGACCGTCAGACCTACATCACTGGGAGCGCGTCGGCATGGGTGCAGACCGCACAGAAATCAATCATATCGGGCTGAAGTGCGAACCGCTTTGCCGGGTACATCACACAGAGTGCCACACGATGGCACAGGCGGATTTCGACGAGAAGTACCACATTCAGCCCGTAAAAATCGACGAGAAAATAGCGAAGCTGTACAAACTTGGGAGGAAAAGCAATGAACAAGCTGACAATCATCGGAAATCTAACGCGGGACGTTGAGTTGCGCACGACGCAGAGCGGCAAGAGCGTCGCCAATTTCACGGTTGCGGTCAATCGCCGCGCGAAACCGGGTGAAAAGGCGGAAGCAGACTTCTTCCGCGTGTCCGTCTGGGACAAACAAGCGGAAACGTGCCAAAAGTACCTTGCCAAGGGACGCAAGGTGTGTGTGATTGGCAGCGTCAGCGTCAGCACATACACCGCCAACGACGGAAGCACACGCGCGACGCTGGAAGTTTTCGCGCAGGATGTTGAGTTCCTGGACAGCGCGAAACAGGATGCACCGCAGACGGAAGCACACGGAGCGGCTCAACCGCCCGCGCCGCAGTACACCCCGGTATACAACGAGGTTTTGCCGTTCTAACGGAGGGAGAAAGTAAATGGAGCTTGAGTATGTGACGATTCAGACAATCATGGCAGAAGATTTTTCCTACCTGACGGACGAAGAAGCAGGGAAAGCAATCAAGGCGTATCTTAATTACGCAACGTCCGGGGAAAGCAAAGCGCCGGAAGGGAATGCCATCTTTGTCTATCTTTCGCTCAAACGCGAGTTCGACCGCGTGATGAAAATTCGCGAGGAGAGGGCGGAAGCCGGACGCGCTGGCGGTCGCCCGAAAAAGGCGAAGCCTGAACCGGCACAGCTCAATCCCGAACCAGAGCAGAAGCCCGAAGTGCGCGCTCCTGCATCCTTCATTAGCGACGAGGAAGCCGCCGAAATTCAGCAAGGCACAAACGCCGTGCTGGACGAAGCGCAACGGCAAGGATTCCCCGACACAACGGCGACGATGGACAATATCAACCAGCTTGTGGCGGACAACGGCACGGAAGAAGTGCTGGAATGTGTGAAAATCGCCGGGGAAGCAGGAAAACCGAATATTCGATACCTAAAAGGCGTAATTAACGGACGCGCAAAAGAACGACAAGAGGAAGAACGCCAAGCGCGGATTGATGCAGAGAAATACCCGGTAGTATCAAGCGCAGATTACGACTACAAGCCGCCGTCGGTAACGTTCGGGGAGGTATTCAAAAAGTACGCAAAGCAACGAGCTTTAGAGCATCCAGAGGAACGAGTGAAGTTGGAAGAATTAGCGGGGAGATTTAGCTAATTATGGACGCATACATTAACGAGGACGCGGAAAAGAGCCTGATTGGGCTTGCAATGCAGGATGCAATCGTCGCACAAGAGGTTGCAGCACTGCCGGACAGCATTTTCGGGTTAAAAGAAATGCAAGCCTGTCAGCGCGGCATCATGCGACTTGCAAAGCAAGGAAAGAACGTTGACCTTGTAACGCTGGACGCAGAGGTACAATGCGACTTGCAAAACACCGCCCTCTTGATGGAATGCGTAAAAATGGGTATCTCTCCTGTCATGTCCCGGCAATATATAGCGATTCTGGCGGAGTGCGCGAAACGTCGCGAGCTTGCAGCACTGGCGAGAAAAATTCTGCAAGACGTGGGCAATCCCGGCGCGTCGGTGGAATCTCTTCAAGCGGAATGCGCAACAGCGGCGCAATCATCAGCAGCCGTCGATGACGGCGTAACGATGAAAGACGCAGTGTTCGCGTTTGTGGATTCAATCGGAAAGCAAGACGGCATAATGTCCGGAATCGCAGACCTTGATAATAGGCTCGGCGGATTCAAGCCGGGACAGCTCATTTACATCGGCGCACGTCCGGGCGTAGGTAAAACGTCGTTGGCTATCTGCATGGCGAAATACGTCGCAGAACACGGCGGCGGGGTGCTGATGGTGTCCTTGGAGATGAATCCGGCAGAGATTGTAGCACGTTTTCTGGCGAACGAATCCGGGGTGGACTTGCAAAAGCTGTCCACTGGCAAAATGGAGCTGTCAGATTTCGAGCGCATAACGCCGTGCTATCAAGCTGTCGCGAATCTCCCAATCAGCATCGAGGAGCGAGCGGTCACGCCCTTGCAAATCCGCAACGCAGCGGCGAAGATGAAAGCAAGCAAGCAGGGGTTGAGCCTGATTGTAGTTGATTACATCCAACTCATGCGAGCCGATGAGAAGTGCGGAAACCGCACGGAGGAAGTCACGCAAATCAGCCGCGAATTGAAGCTGATGGCGATGGATTTAGGCGTTCCGCTTCTCTGTATGACGCAGTTCAACCGCGAGAGTGAGAAGGGATTCGGCAAAGCGTCAAGAAGCGAGCCGGATATGTCACAAGCGCGAGATAGCGGCGCGATTGAGCAGGACGCGAACGTGTTTCTCATCCTGCACGAGCCGGAAGAGCCGCAGGACGCGAACAGCGACAGATGGCAGATGTACCACAATTGCCAAGCGAACGGTTTGTCGTGGCAAACGTGCCGAATCAGGAAGAACAGAAACGGCGCAACGGGGCTTGTGCATCTGGGCTTCGACAAGCCGCATATGCGGTATACTTGCCTAAAAAAGGACTAAAAGGAGGAAAGCCATGTACAACATCATCGTTTTCGAGAACAAACGGTTTGGAAACATTCGGACATTCGTCGAAGAAGGAAAACAAGAGCCGTGGTTCGTGGCGGCGGATGTGTGCCGAGCGCTGGAAGTCAAGAACGCACGGGATGCAGTTGCCCGTCTGGACGACGACGAAAAGAATACCGTCGTTTTAACCGACGGAAATCGCGGCAATCCAAATGTGACCGTCGTCAGCGAACCCGGTCTGTACGCACTCGTCCTCAGCAGTCGCAAGCCGGAGGCGAAAGAGTTCAAGCGCTGGATTACGCACGATGTCATCCCATCAATCCGAAAGAGCGGCGGCTACATCGCAGGGCAGGAAGATATGAGCGACGCTGACCTGATGGCGAAAGCCCTGATTGTTGCCCAGCGACAGATTGAGCAGCGCGACAAGCAAATCACGGAGATGCAGCCAAAGGCGCTGTTCGCGGATGCTGTGAGCGCAAGCAAAACAAGCATCTTTGTGAACGAGATGGCGAAGCTGCTGCGGCAGAATGGCGTTGAAATCGGCGAAAAGAAGCTGTTCAAACTCCTGCGCGTGAACGGATATTTGTGCAGCAAAGGAGAGCTTCACAACTGCCCGACGCAAAGAGCTATGGATATGGGACTTTTCGAGATAAAGGAAACGGCTATCACAACGTCGGACGGCAGCGTTATACTGCGGCGAACGCCGAAAGTGACGGGCAAAGGGCAAGTGTACTTCATCAACAAGTTTAAGGGGGGATGGGCGTAATGCAAGTAAAACCAAAGCCTTGCCCGAATTGCGGAAGCAAGTACGTGGAAATGTTGACTAAATTTTTCGGCGGTAACGGTTTTGAGGTAAGATGCTTGGACTGTGGTTATATCGGTGAGCTTGGAAAAACAAGAGCCGCAGCCGCGAGAGCGTGGAATAACGACGAAAGGAGAAAGAAGAATGCAGGATTATAATCTGAAACCGTGCCCGTTCTGTGGGGAGCGAAAAATCGAACTGGTAGAACCTGATTATTTTTTCGGCAGTTGGTTTTGCGAATGCACTGCGTGTAGACAAGCCATTGCAGCAGGAAAAACGCTGGAAAAGGCAATGAAGAAATGGAATCGCCGTGTGCCGGGATGGTTTTCCGTGGATAAGGTGCTTCCGCTGAATAGAAAGCACGTCATCGGATTTGATGCAGAGGGCAGGTGGGTCTATCCATGGTTGTATTTTCACTCAGACACAAAGGAGTTTCTTGACGAACTGGACGACGACAAGCTCGTGAAAATCACGCACTGGATGCCATTCCCGGAAGCGCCGTGGGAGGAAAGCGACAATGAGTAACGAGAAGTTCCCTGTGTTTTGTCCGTATTGTGGGGCGAAGATGCTACTAAAAAACGAAATCTTTAACTTGCAAGCAACGAACGGGAATCGCGCGCGGTACTGGTACAGATGTCGCAACGAAGGGTGCGAATGCGATAGCCCAACACGAGAAACAGCAGAAGAAGCATACAAAGCGGCAATGAAGCGACGGCAAGAGCCAAATCGGGTGCTGACGCTGGATGAATTGCAAACGTATATCGGTTACGCTTGGTATGAAGGAGACCATAAGTGGTATCACAGCAGCTTTGATTATCCGGTTTGGATTGAGAATGGGAAGTACAACTACGAAGGAGATTTGTACGATATACCTGATGTGGAAGGACGCTTCTGGCTACGGAAGCCGACGAAGGCAGAATTGGACGCGGAAAGGGAGGACGAAGAGAATGAATAATGAAAAGAAACAAGCTCCGCGCTGTCCGTACTGCGGCGCAGAAATGAGAATCGAAAAGCCGATATTCGCGAACGAATACGATTACGATGCATCTTTGGTGGGCGCAAAAGCAGGGTGGTGCACGCAAGCGACTTGTACTAAATGCTGGTCGGTTGCACCGTTCGTTTATGGAACGGAAACAGAGAAAGACGCTTATGAAGTTGTTCGCGAAAAGGCTATGAGGCGCTGGCAAGAGCCAAACCGCGTGCTGACGCTGGATGAACTTAAACACTACAACGGTTTCATATGGTGCGAATCGCGAGACGGAGAGGTCTTTGAACCGGGATGGGTAGAAGATATGTACGCTTATGGCAGGGAATGTGAAACAATCAATCTCTGTAACGAAAACATTGATTGGTCAAAAGGACGCTGTTGGTTGCGAAAACCGACAGAGCAGGAAATGGAAAACACGCCGTGGGAGGACGAAGGAAGATGAATGAGTGCAAAAACCGTGTGCTGTCCCTTGCAGAACTTGCGGTAAGCGCAGGAACGCTCGTGTGGATTGAAGATAACAACGGAGAAGACGAGCCGTGCGTACATGCGCGAATGGTAACGTACTGGGAAGGTAAAAGCCACCGCATATATTTCGACGGCGGACGCACATGGTACGCCGATTACACCTACGGCGAGACGTGGCGCTGCTGGGCACGGAAGCCCACACCGGAAGAAATGGCGAACACACCGTGGGAGGAAAAGTCGTGAGCAGAGAAACAAAGATAGATTGGGCAGATAGCACATGGAATCCTGTAACTGGTTGCCGGCACAACTGCGAATACTGCTATGCGCGAAAGATTGCGAGGCGTTTCGGCGGCGTGTATTACGAGGACGAGCTGCCAAACCGCTGGGGCGAGTATGAGTGCGTACGTCTACACGCAGATGGAGACTTACATGAGCTTGATTACCCGCTCAAGAATTACGGCAACAACAAAATAGCCCCGTATCCCTTTGAGTTCGACCCCACCTTCTACCGCTACAAGCTGGAAGAGCCGAAGCGCTGGAAAAAACCACGCACCATCTTTGTGTGCAGTATGGCAGACCTGTTCGGCGAATGGGTGCCAGATGAATGGATTGCGGAAGTATTCATGGCGTGCGAAGCCGCGCCGCAGCATCGGTATTTGTTCCTGACAAAAAATCCAACCAGACTGTGCAAAATGGCGAGCGCCTATAGAGTAAAGCGCTGGAATGAAACGCATGGAGGGAAGACACATCCGCAGACGGCAGAATACGCGCATACGCTCGTCCTCCCAAGCCATGAAAACTGGTGGTTTGGAAGCACGTTGGACAACAAAAATGCCAGAAGATTCCAAGGAGATAACCATTTTCACACGTTTACGAGCATTGAGCCGCTAACCGAGGACATGGACGTTGGGCTTGGTTCTTTCGGCTCGGACGAATGGGTAATCATCGGCGCAGAAACGGGCAATCGAAAAGGCAAGATTACGCCAAAACGTAAATGGGTTGAAAATATTGTCGAAGCCGCACAGCTTACTGGCATGAAGGTGTTCATGAAAGAGAGCCTTCGAGAACTTATGGGAAACGAGTTTCGGCAGGAAATGCCGTGGGAGGAAAAGCAAAAATGAAAAAGTATGAACTGACGGGCGAAACAAAAGAAATCGGCGGTGTAACGCTGCATCGCATCCGTGCGCTGGTTGATATTCCGGGAAACGACGTGAAGGCTGGTGACTTGGGCGGATGGATTGAGGTGGAGAGAAATCTGTCTCAGAAAGGCGCAGCATGGGTCGCTGACGAGGCGCGTGTGATGGGTTCGGCGCGCGTGATGGATTCGGCGCGCGTGATGGATTCGGCGCGCGTGACGGACACGGCGTTGGTGATGGGTTCGGCGTG